AATATGAGGTCTTTTGTTAGCACTTTTTAGTTTTGGGCTTTGCTTTTTAACCACCATCTTTTTTTCGGGATTTTTTTCATTATATTGATTAATCCACCTATAAAAAGTATTACCTTTAATGTTAAACTCTTTCATAATGCTTGTTGCCGTTCTTTTTTTGTTTTGCCATTCTTCGCACATAGCTAAAAATTTAACTTCATCAATTTGTTTTGGTTTTCTTCCTGTATATTTACCCCCTTTTTTGGCTTCTTCTATTCCTTTTACTTGATTTTTAAAAAAATGCTTTTTTTGGTGGTGTATTAACCCGTGACATTCAATACATACACATGCAAAATTAGATATTCTATTAGAACCCCCTAAAGAAGTTGGAACTATGTGATGATAATGAATATTAACTGTTGAACCACAACTACAACATTCTCTTCCCACTGTGTTTTTTTCTTCTTCAGTTAGATATTTTCTTTCTTCTTTTTCCATAAGTTAAATCTTTTCTAACACTTCAACTTGTTCAATAGGCAACCAACCTGACCATGCACTGCTTAAATCTTGCTTGTTATCATAGTCATAGGCAATACTGTTTACTTTGACCATCTTACCTAGAATCTTTGATACGTCAATCTTTAAGTACTTGTGGGGTGGAAATGTTCCGTGGTTCCAATTGGAAGATAGCACAGACATTTCACCAGGATTTAATAACATCGGGTCTAGTTTAATAATGTAATAAGAGTTTTCTTCTAATCTAATCTTACGTATGCGTGGAATTAAAAACTCACCTTTACTTTTGTCATAGTTTGAAAGGTCAGCAACTGAGACTTTGTTTAGTTCATTTTTAATTAACTTGTTCATTATACTTTTTCCGTGCAATAAGTAGAAATAGTATCTGCCATATGAAGATAAACAGCTAAGTTATATTTGTTTAATATGGAAGGTAAATCTTCTGTGTTTTCGGATTTGTCACTTCCAGCATACTGATTAACAAGAGCAATAACTTCTTCATGTTCTAAAGGGATAAATCTGCTTACAAGTAAGAAAGAGTTCATACCCTTGCTTCCTGCAATCATTCTATCTTTGGCATCAATGACCTTATAGGACTCTACAGACACCCAGTCATAGTTACCCAACTCATCATGCTTACTACCGTTTGGTGAGTAAACCTTTTTATTTTGAACATACTTCTCATAGAAATTTACTTTTGATAGGTCATGAAGCAATCCGACAATCTTTAGAGTGTCTGATGAGTATTTGGGCTTAACAATATTTTCCTCTGTTTCAATACCATCTTCAGTTGTAGATGTAATAACCGTGTGTTCAGTGGCAAAAGTATTAACAATCTTCGTAAGATTAGAATAAACATTTAAAGAGTGTTGGCATAAACCACCTTTAAAGGATGAATGGTACTGAGTAGATGCTGGTGCATTAAAGAAATCACTCCCCTCTAAAAAGGAAATAAGACCATCAATGTTGGCCCCTTCAATTGAGATGGATTTAACCAATTCAATGAACTTTTCTTTGTTTTGTTTGATTTGTTCTTCTGTTAGCATATTTTTACCTCCATGCAATATATTATACAACTATTTAATAATTTTGGTCACCAGTATGGGATTCGAACCCATGAATGCTACCGTGAAAGGGTAGTGAGTTAAGCCACTTCTCCAACTGGCGATGGTGGACCTGAGGGGAGTCGAACCCCTGTATTAACACTCTTTACCACAACATCTACATCTTGTTCCACTTTAGGTGGAGACACAATCATAATGGACGATAACTGTGTCTTCTTAGTTTCTGTTTCTCGCAGAAGGATGAGAAACTACTAAGTCAACTTCTGCCAGTCTAGATATTACGAAGATTGCTGTTACTAGACATCACAGGTCTTCGGAGTCGCTACAGGTTTGTTAGTAGCTAAGGGCCATTACAGGAGCAAACAAGTTGCTGAAGAAGGCTGAGACTCGGCTAAATAAAGATTTAGCAGTTATTGTTTTTTTGGTTTTAGGTGACCAACCGATGCAGTTGAGGCTCTGATGTGCTAAGCGAAACCATGACAGGCCCATGGTTGTCCTTACTTACTATCTTTAACAGTAAGGACTTGTGCTACAGTGCGTGTGAAGTTGGGTTTTAAGGCCTCGGTCAAGGACATTCCCTTCTTCAACTCTTTATTTAGCTCTGTAGTTACAATCTTCTTTTGGACGTATTCTGGGTGGTTATTACTTTCGCACCAAGCAACCATAGCTGCTTCGTCTAAGTATTTGAAGGTTTCTTTTTCAGAAAGTTGTGCCAACACCCCAGACGGTGAGATATACTTTTCTAAACCTTCTTTTACCATTTGCTCAGAGATTTGAGACTTAAGTGCTTTAACTTCTTCTTCAAGTTTCTCTTGTTGCATTTGGAGCTGACGGCATTTGTCTACTAAGTTTTCCAACATGATTTTTCCTCCGTTGTAACTAAAGTATATCATACTGTCTTTAGCTTGTCAACACTTTTGTTTACTTTTCAAAATCTTCGTCAGAGTTCTTCCAGAAATATTCGTCTGTATCGCCTAATCTCTTCCAATCTAATCCATTCTCTACTTGATACATTTGTGTAGAAACTTTAAAATCAGGTTTTAATGGTTTCTCTGGTGTTAAACTTAAGTCATAAATTCTCATTCTATTGTTTGGATAGATTGCGAACTGACCATTTGCTAATTGTATTACGTTGTGAGATTTGTGTTCATCAGGCTTTTCTGAAGTGTTAGTATCTATCATATTAACATCCCCGTGATAATTGTCAAGAGTAAATAGATAAGAACCTTTCATTTTAGCTCCTGAACGTGTATACAACTCAAAGTCCATTGAGCTAATAAAAGATTTTCTCAACACGGTAATGCCATAATCCATACAGTTCCAGAATTGTAAGTCAGGTAACTTTAAATCAGGTGTGGGTGTGACAGGACTTGATACAAATGCAGAGATAGGTAACTTATCATACATGGCACCGTATTCAGGTAAGTACGTTTCAAAATAGAATGCCCTACCTGGAATGCTTTTAGCAGATATCCATACTCCTCTTACAAATTCGCCCTTACCATGTTTAAAATCAGTAAGATATTCTTTTCTTACCCAAACATTGATAGATGGTAAATTAACAATTAAATGTGACATAGCTTCCCCTTACTTATTTTCTTCTTCTAATTTCTCAGTTAGAAACTTCATCATCTTTTCATCGATAACAAAGTAGTTTGGTTGATTTGGTCCGAAGTTAAATGCAATAACACCATTACTAAGTCTTTGCGTAAATGCTTCTTCTTTATTCTTTGTCAACCATTCTTTTTTAATAGAGACTGATTCCTTATCAGTGACAACTGTTTTACATTCAATTAAAAGAGATGCGTTACGATGAACGCAATCTCCTTTACGAAAGTGTCCAGAACCGGAACCAGATACTTGTTGAGACCCAAGTAGCTTGCATACAGACTTTTCTTGTAAGTCACTAAAGTATCTTGTTGTTCCTTCTTTAGCCATTAAGCATCTCCCTTATTATTCTTTTTAGGTTTTTTAATTGGTGCAACAATTTCTTCTTCGTCTTCTTCATCATACTTTTCAGATTCTAGCTCATTAAGTTCATCTTTGTGTCTTTCAATATCTACATCACGTTGATACTTACGTAAATATTCTGCCTCATCTGGATATAACCAATGTGGTTGTTGTAAGTCTTCATTTTTAGCATTTGGATTAAATTCTAGAATAATAGCACCGTCACCGGCATTAATTTCAAATACAACACATACATAACCAGTTTCCATCAACAGTTGAATTTGTTGGGAGACACGAAGGTATAAATCTTCAACTCTACGATAATTTCTTTTTAAGAAAACAATTCTATTAACAGATGAATCTGACATTTTATTCGGCCTCTTCTTTCTTTAAATCTACACCAAATTTCTTTTCAATATCTTCATCTAACATTTTATTAAAGGCTGTTACGCTTGTTTCATCTTTTGCTGATAACTTATCATAAACATTTTTATGTAACTTATTCCAAACCTTCTTATTTTCAAGGAAGTAAGGTTTAAGGTTCTTTCTACCACGAATCTTTGTTAAGACTTCTCCTGTGTCAGGGTCAGTGATTCCATAAGAACCTTGAATACTATTATCAATATAACCGAAGTGTGTAGCAACGTCAATGGTATCTTCTAGGTAGTCTACACCATTAACATAGTTAAGATGCATATAACCTACTTTTCTATCCCACTTACAGACTTTAGTTTTAAGCACGGCTACTTCAATGATATGACCTGCTGGAGACTCAGCTGCTTTAGTGAGTTTATTTCCTTCTTCATCAAAGAACTCACCACGTTTGAACATCAATCGTAATGAACAAGCATGTTTCCAAGCACGTCCGCCAGGAGTCAATAAGAAGTCACCATAACCACTTAAGTTTTCACGAACTTGGTTAATTGCTATTAAAGTTGCTTTGTATTTACGTAATAGACCGATGGCAGTGTTTGCGAATCTAGTTAAGGCAACTGAGATACCACCCATTTGCTTCTTTTCCATAGACTCATCAGAAATTTGCATCGGAACAAGGGTAGCAATAGAGTCAAATATCATTAACCCAACTTCACCTGTCTTTAACATGTCTAATGCCATATCAAAGATTTGTTCTGCGTTTTGACCTTCAGGTCTAATGATGATGGTAGGAACTTTAGCATCTTCATCCATGTTATAACCCAACTTCTTGGCCCAGATGGGGTCAGCTGTTCCTTCATTATCTAATAAGATAATAGAACGTGGTTTCTTAGGGTTACGTTTGATTTCTTCCTTCTGATAAGAACCAGCAATCATAAAGGCTGTAGTGGTTTTACCGCTTCCTTCAGCACCGCTTAATTCAATGATACGGCCTTCAGGGATTCCACCATAGACACAATAGTCAAATGTGGGGGAACCTAGGGATAATACACCATCAATAGCTAAGTCATCGACTCCAACCTTGACAACGTTTTCTCCATACTTCTTTCCTATTTCTTTTAATACCGACGATAAGTCACCCATAATAAATCTCCTTTTCTATTTATTATACAACTTTTTAATAAAGTTATTCATACAGATTTAGTATATTTTCATCTTCTTCATCTGAGTCGTAATCGTAATAAACAATGTTTTCTATAAGATATTGCTCTTTAGCATCTTCGTAATACTTTTCTTTTAACCACTCTATAAACTTGAGGTCTTTTGTGTATAAAGTAAATGCATCTAATGATTTTGTGTTCCATAGTGTTTCAAGGTTTTTAACAAATTCTCTTGCACCATCCTGAAGATACCATGTAGAGTATTGATACTTAATCCCATACTCTTCTTCAAATAAGTACTGTGTAATATCATTCAGGTTCTCTAAAACGTTAAATGCGTATTCCATGTCCACATTAGGGACCAAGTCTGAACTAATTGACAACGGTATATTAATCGTGTGGTACATTATTCATTCCCGTCAAACCCACTTCTATTTTGTTGTGGGCCGAATGAAGACAATTGCATTTCAGTTCCTTTTACTGTAAGAATCTTTCTCAAGGTATTCATCATGTCTTGGGCACTTTGTAATTTACCTTTAACCACTTTATATGCATGGTCATAGATAGATGCCACAACAGATTCATATTGAGAAGACAATTCAGCTTGAGCCTGTAACTCTGCAACAGTAGTCTTATTCTTTCCTGTGCCTGCTTCTTTGACTTGATTTGATAGGTAGCTCTTTGAATAGACTTCCTTTGAAGCACTTCTTGCCATATCTGCATAAACACCAAGTTGCTCTAACTTATCAATCATAAAGTAAACCATGTTAGACAATTCTAAGTAATATTTATTTAATGTATTGACATTTGCGTTTCCGTCTTTAATGCATTCAACATATAAATCACTCATTAAGTTATCTAGAGGCTCACTGTATTTCTTGATTACCTCAGCACAAGCGTTGTTAAAGTAGGTAACGTTAACAGTTGTTTCTGCTAATATTTTTTCTACTTTAGTCGTATCTAATCCTGTTAATATTGTATCAGACACTTTATTCTCCTTCCTTAGTGGCCATAAGGACACTATAATCAGATGTCATAAACACTCTTTTTTTAACTGAAGGTATATTTATAAATCTATAACCTTCTGTATCTATTGTAGTAATGTTTACTGATTTTTTACCATCTGTCATCATTTTAGTAATGGTTGACACGGGAACGTATATTACACGGTCGTGTTCATAGAACCATATTACAACTCCTGCTCTTACACCTTCTATTCCAACTTTAGACGAAAGCTTTTCATACTGGCTAAGATTCTGGAAAGGGAAGGTGTTTCCTTTAATAGTCTTGGCCTCTAAATAAAATATGTAAGGCATCTTGTAACCAATGAAGTCACTAATGTTTGATATAGTCTTATAACCACTGACAGAGTCATATAACCTATCAATGCTGGAATTTGGCATACTTGCCTTCCAGTCTTCCTTTAAAACTAATTCAAATTGCTTTCCTTTGGACATAATTAATTAGCTTGAACCTCTGGAATAATGTTACTAATATCATTTCGTTTAATGACAGCTGCCCGGTTATTCCCAAAAGATACAACAATATACTGTCCTTCAGATGTTTCTAAAGTTAACTTTAAATCATTTGTATCAAAACTTGCTTCATATGGTTTCTTTAATTTATCAACTTTATTAACATACTTAACTTCTTCATTGTTTTCTTTTTTAGAGTCCAACACTGTTACACCATCAACTCCAAAACTCATGTGTGTAGAACCAAGGTCTGAACCGTTTTTAGAGAATAAAGACAATCTGTTGATAGATTCTAATAAGGTTAATCTGTCAATCGTAATAGTGTAGTCATAGGTTTCTTCAGTCCATTTTCTAATTCCTTGAACCGGGAACTTATTGACAAGCTCTTCTTTAGTTGTAATAATAGATGTTAAAGTTACTTGGTCATCAGAGAAAGAAACCTTTTGGGCTACAACACCGCTTTCAAGTGCATCGAATCCCATGTTAAAGTTAACAGATTCTGATTTAAATAGTTTAAACAGTCTGACAATCTTTTCAGTTAAAGTAAGAACTACCTTTTGGTCTAGTGTAAAGTTATTAACACATGCACCGTTTGCAAACGTAATGGCACCTTTTTCATCAATATAGAAGAGTTTTTGAACAGGGGAAGCACCACCATTCTTGAGTAATTCCTTGGTGTTATACTTAAGGATAGATTGTAAGATAGAGTTTTTAATACTGAAAGTATTTGTTACATTTTCAATGTTAATTTTAGGCAATTCAACAATCTCAGTGTCATCAAAAATCATTGGTATCTTATAGTTACCATTTGCTTTTAAAACTAATGTATTATCCACAACATCTAGTTCCAAGGTTCCTGTGGTTATTTTACTGATAAGATTAAGGAAGAGCTGGGCATTAACTACAGCATGAAGCTTAACTTCAATGTCTAATGGCATCTTTACAGACACATAGTATTCCTTATTAGTAACGTTTAAGTTTAATACCTTACCGTTGGCTTCTAATTCTAAGGTTTCATTAACGACAGATGAAATGTTAGTGTCTACAGCTTCTAAAATCTTTTTGCAGCTTTCTTGGAACGACTTTGTTTGAATAATCATATTTATGTCCTTTCTTTATTATACAACTTATTCAGTGAGTATTCTTCTAATTTCTTCTGGAGACATTTCGGTATGCTCTAAAATAATGTGTTGAATTGCATCCTCTTTGCTTAAGCTTGGAAGTATCTTTTTATACTCCTGTTTTAATGTGCTAACATAATCGTTATAGTACCAGTGCTCACTAACATCAGCATCACATTTGAATGGTACAGAAGAAACATCATCAATACAGGTCTTCATAACAGAAGTAAGTCTTTTAGCTACTTTATCTGCATTTTCTTTAGGGCATTCACCAATTAACTCATCATGCACCGTTAGAAGTAATTTAAACCCTAACTTATTTAACTCTTCATCTCTAAAGAGTTTATTCATGGCAATCTTAGTCATGGTAGCCGAACCACCTTGGATTCTAGCATTAACACACTGACGTTCTGCCTGAGCAATAAAACCACCATTATTCTTTATCTTAATACCGTATTTTGCTGCATCTTGAGTTACAGCATCAACTTCTTTTTTAAATTTGGCATTTTCTAATTTTTTATAGAAGAGAGCAATGACTTTATCATCTTGTTTTCTATCAGCAGTGCCAAGAAGTGGATTAAAGGGGGATTGGTCTTTTGAAGCATTATTATAGGATATTTCAAATCTAGGTAAGGATATATCCGGCAATCTACGTCTTCTGCCCCACAAGTCTTCTACATAGCCATTTTTCTTGGCAAAGGCTGTGGTTTCATCCATCCAACCCTTTACTTTAGGGAAAGAGTTATAGAAACCATCAATAATAGACTGGGCTTCTTGAATAGAGCTTCCAATGCTTTCAGCAACAGCTGTAACACCTTGACCATACATAATACCTAACAAAAGTGTTTTACAGGCATTACGTCTCTTTTTACCTTCTGGATTAGGTGTTCCATCTTGACGGAACTCCATGTTATCCCAGTAATCATTCTTATAAACACTACTAGCGATGGTAGCGTATAAGTCTTTGCCATCTTTATAAGCTTGAATCATATCTTCGTCACCGGAGTAGTTTGAAAGCATTCGTGGTTCTTGTTGCGAACTCACGAAAAGTCACTTCCAACTAAAGTATAAGGAACTCTAGTTTTAATTGACTTTTTCATTGACACCACCTCCTTTTCCTGTTTTTAATAAAACATTCTTCATACTATATTATACAACTTTCTTTATAGCTTGAACCATTTAATATTATCTACCACAATAACCTTTTTACCATCGGGGTGTTTCTTATTGCTATTATGGGAGGATACATATGTAATAGGCTCTCCTTTAATAGATTTTTTAATTTTCCTTTGGAACGTACACTCAGCATAGTTATCACCAAACGGATGAAAGGCTTCAAACCACCACTTTGTTGCATCTTTTATGGAATGGAACTCAAACCTTTCTCCAGTATTGAGTACACAATAGCAACCTACTGAACGAGTATCACCGGAGCCGAAGTTCTTGTTCCCCTTCATAGCCTCAGAAATTTTATCTCTGTGCTCTTTAGAGAAGGGTTTCTTCTCTCTATATGCCTTCATTGATAATGAAATCTTGCTTCTTACATCTTTACTTCTCATTTTAGCATCATGGTTATCCTTTACCAATCCCACGTTCATAGGGTTATCATCACCGCCATTTGTCATATTATACCCATTATTGAAGGAATCATATAAAGATACATAATATTTCTCTTTTTTAAGAAGTTCTTCATAATTGTCTGTTTCGTCTATTATTTCAATGGTGAAGGCTTCTATACCATACTTCCTCATTGAGCTATATAGATGCCTCTGGTCACCGTTTTTTAGTCTGGTAAGGTGTCCATACCACCTATCCTCTAAACTCTTCTCTGTGATGCCAATATAGCACTTATTCGTCATCCTGTTAGTAATCTTATACACAATCATATATTATTTCTCCTTTACCTAATTTAGCTGTGACTTTTCACAGTAAGATATAGGTGGGTGTTAAATATATAAATATGTGTACTTTTCTTCAGTTTTCACTCTTTTTACTACATCTCCTTCAATAATATCACCTGGAACAACATCTTTGACACGTTTCCACCCATTACTTGTTTGAACCTCTGAGATATTACTTACTTCATAAAACTCATCCTTTGATATTTCTACGTCCTTGTAGTCTGTCTTGGCTTTAAACATCATACGTATTTCTTTATTTGATGCTGGAAGCTGTTGTAGGTTAGGGTCACTAGAACTGAATCGTCCAGTGGCTGCACCATATTGATTAAAATGACCGTGAACTCTTCCATCAATAGGATTAACCTTTTGAGGTAAGGAATCGATAAAAGCATCTAATAGTTTAACTAAACCACGTCTTTCTAAGATAAGTTTAGATAGAGGTATATTGATAGCCTCAAGAATATCTTCCCCAGTACCACGTGGACTTTCTTTACTTACTTGCTCAACACCAATTACATCATATAACAGGATAGCAAGTTGAGTCGGACTTCCTAAGTTAATAACATCAGGTAATTGTTCTGATTTGGATTTACCACCATCTTCACCTGACTTCTTTTTAGGTTTAGTGTTAGCATCAGGAGTTGTTCTCCAGGCATCTATTCTAGATTTATACTTGTCTAATTCAACGGCAATTCTTTTATCTAATTCATCTAACTTAGCATGATATTTGACACTAAGTCTCTTTGCGTATTCTTTGTCAAGTTCAATACCAGCGAGTTCCATTTCTGCAACTACACGAATAACAGGCATTTCTACTTCACGGAAAAGGTTATTAACTTTTTTATACTCTTCACTTTCCATGATTGGTTTTTGATATTCATATAGTTTATAAGTCATGTAAGGGTCTGTAGCAGCATATAATGCAAAAACTTCAGGTGGAAAGATAGCATATTCTTCTTTTTCAAATAAGTCTTCAATAGAGTATTTTTCTTGTTCTGAATCAATATGTAAAATATACTGTTGTTTTAATCCTGCCAATTCATTTTCATCAATAAGCTTGGCAGCAATCATTGTATCCCAATAGCAGGGAAGTTCGATACCACAAGTTGTTTTGATAACTTGGAAATCAAACTTTGAGTTGTGCATGATGGTCAAAATTTGAGCATCTACAACACGAGACAGTTCTTCTTTTATATCTTGTTCTGTAAGTTGATTTGGGAGCTTTTCTCCGGTTTTATAATCAACATGGTTTACAGGAATGTATACTTTTTTATTATTAGGAGTATAGACACAGAGACCCATTAACTTTGCAGTTAGTGGGTCTAGGGAGTTATTTGTTTCAGTGTCTATAGCGATGATGTCGTTATGAATAGCTTGAGTTATATAATTAGAGAACTCTTGTTTCGTTCTAATAACTAAAACATCATCTTTTTGTTTTTCTAAGGTTTTATTAACTTTCTCAGTGATTAAAGAAATCTTTTCTTCTACCGATATTTTCTTAGACTTGATTTTCTTTTCAACAGTGACTTTAGCCTCTTTGGGCTTTTTGACCTTGTTGATTATTTTTTGGGTCTTTTCCGCTGAGTTAGAAACACCCAATTCAAAATTAAAGATATCGGCATTCATTTTGTTAATACCTATTAAAACTTATAACGTTGAGGTCTGCCTTCGATTGGGCTAGATTGACCTGTTGTGGTAGGCTTTGGTTGTTCGGGAGCAGGGGTCGTAGGTTGAGGAGCTGGTTTAGGAGTTGCAGGAGCAGCAGAAACTGCTGGTCTAGAATAACTACCAGTCTTTTCAGCAATAGCTTCAGTGCGTGGGAAATCACCAGTTTTTAAGAAGGTGTTAATTTCATCAGCAGTCTTAACTAAGTAAAAGCTTCCAGCCATTTTGAAACCTTCAAAGTCAGCAAAATCTTTGACATAGATTTCAGGTTTGTAGATTTCTTGACGAACAGGGATAATGTCATAGGTGGTGTCAGTGCTTCCACGTGTACCACGACGTTTAACCTTGAAAACGAAGTTGGTTAAATCACCATATTCATCCATGAATGATTTTAATTCACGTGCGAACTTGGCAGGACGTTCCCAAACACGTGCTTTAGGCACAATGTTTCCGTTGTCATCTTTAACGTATTCAATAAGCTTAACGTAGAACTTATCAACAACTTTATTACCACTTAAGCAAAGTGGGCATTTAGCCATTGGTTCGTTTGCTTCACGTAAGCAGAAAACACGTTTGTAAAGTTCTTTTCCATCTTTACCTGTTGTTTTCACAACGTGAACAGTAACAATATTAAATTCTTGTACTGAACTATAGGCGAAACGCACAACTGCGTCATCACCATCGTCTTTGAGCGAAAAGTAACCAACTTTATATTCCTTGTTGGATGTGTTAGTACTTTTCTTGTTTTCGTAATCTGCGAAACTAATGTTTGCCATAATTTACCTCTTTATGTTTTTTTTTATTTATTTATTCTGCGGCTTCTGTTTTGGCTGCTGGTTGTTGAAGTTGTTTTTCTGCTTGAGCTCTAATGTTAGCAATTAAGCCAGCCACTTGAGCGAAGGGTAATTGCGATAACGCATTTAACACCAACTGTGCTTCTTCAACTTTTAATTCTAAGTGAATCATTGTTAATCTCCTTTCTGTGCTTCTATATTATTATACAACTTTTTTTAAACTTTTAAGTCATATAGTAACTTTTCTCCCCAATAGTTTTGAATCATACACTTTTTTAAGGGATTCATAGTTTAATTGTTTATTTTCTAATAAAGATATAAAGGTTTGTTTATCCAAATCGTTAATATCTTTATCCTCAGGAATATCGAGAACATCTATAAATACATCTTTTCTTATGTTTTTGATGAATTTTGCTGTCCCACGTCTTCCTGCTTCATCACCGTCAAATGCTAGAATATAGTGTCTAACATTGCTTCTATTGAATGTTTCAAACTGTTTTGTGGTAATCCCAACTCCGAAGGTTGCAACTGCCGGTATACCATAAGAAAGACATGTTAAGGCATTGATTTGACTTTCTACCACTACAACATAGGATATGTCGTTTTCTTTAATGTGATTCATTAAATATATGGGTTTTTCCTTAGCTGCATCTATAATAAAGGTTTTATCCTTTACGGAACGTCTAGTAAGCATATAAAGCTTTCCAAATTCATCCCAAACAGGAAATACAATACTGCTAGTCTTAGGGTCATACTTAACCTTAAATCTTTCACATACCTCTTTAGATAACTTACGGGTTGTCATATATGGGTGGTAGGATTCAAAGGTATTTAGTATAGATTCATCTAAGTAATCTGGTTCTTTGTCTTTATGCCTTGTTAAGTCAATAAGTGGTAAAGTTAGTTCCCTTTCAACAAATGTATTGCCAAAACGTTCTAATAACCACTCTCTTCCAAAAGACTCATTCTTTTCAAAGCAACCAGAAACAAATTGAGGGAAATTACCGTGTGCGTTACAAACGAAACAGTGGTAATCTCCTTCTTCAAATTCATTATGCTTAGCAGCAAAGACAGTACATGCTGGTTTCTTTTCTTTATGGTCAGCATGAAATGGACATGTGACAACAAAGTGATTACCACGTTTAGTGATATCTCTCAAAAACATATCACCATTATCTGATGTTTCTTGACGGATTAATTGAAGAATCTTTTCAATAGGTTCTTCTATGTATCTACTATCGTTTATTTTAATCATTTAATGTTAATAATCTTTTTAAATCTTCTATTTCTTTTCTAATAGACTTTGCTTGTTTTAAAAGGCTTTCTCTAATCGGTTGAGTGTCTTTTTCATTGTAAGTTGAAGAATAAGAAATATAAACCTTTTCAAGGTGTTCTAATTCCTTAATTTTACTTAATATTTTAGATTTTTCAGTTTTTTCCATAATTTTAGAATACATCCTCTCCTGTTGATTCTTTATTGGGTTGTGTGGGGTAATCATTCCCGGTTTGTTGTGGCTGTTGTGGTTGTTGACCTTCTTCCACTTCTTCAGGGATAAAGGTGAAGTCACCCTTATTGAAGTCTACTAAGTAAGATAACACTTTACCATTAGCACTGTCTCTTGATTTAACAAGGTTAAGTTTAATAATGTCTTCATCTTTTTCTAAAAAGATAATGCAGGTGCTGTCTTGACCAATACGGTCTGACTGTGCGATTTGAGTTGTATCAACACCGCCACCTTCGTTCTTAGTTCTGTTTTGTTGAGAAACAGAAACGATAGGAACACGTTTAAGTACTTGAAGGTTCTTTAAGTCTTTAGAGATGTTAGCAGCTTTTTCAACAGGTGTCTTGCCGTGTCTATAGTCTTCTAATAAAGACAGCTGGTCTACGAAAAGAATATCTAAACCTTCTTTTTCAATAAACAATCGTAAGGCATTAACATCTGCTGGCCCATTAATCATGTTAGGTGTTAAAACCTTAAGGGAACCAGTAAACATGGTAGGAAGCTGTTTAATGAATTGTTCATATTCACTTTGAATAGAGATATTACCGTGAATAAGACTACCGTTAGGAATATGTCCGACAAGGGTGTCAATACGATAACCGACTTTACGTTCACTCATTTCACCTGAGTAGATTCCAACTTTAAGACCTTGCTTAGCAGCTGCTGCAGCACATTTTAAGAGAATCCAAGATTTACCATAGTTAGTACGAGCAACGATGGTAGCAAGTTCTTCTTGTCTGTCCCAACCACCAATAATTTGGTCAAGTTCTCTAAAACCAGTTGAGATATAGTACTTGTTAAAGTCTTTAGTTCTTTCTAAGTAAGCATCATAACGTGTTGTATCTTTAAGGATATCAACCGATTGTAAAGAAACACCTACATAGAAGTTTTCTGCTTCTTCTTGATAAAGTCTGGTAGCCTCATCAACCTTGCCTGCCATTAAAAGAGTTCTTACCTTATTAAAGACCTCAGCAAGTTTTCTTGTCTTATAGTCGGTAAATAACTCTTCAATAAGATATTGAGGAGTTTCATTTACTTTGATAACTTCAAATTCTTGAAAGGATGATAAAAAGCTTTCTAAGTCTGGGATATTACCATATTTATCCAAGTGTCTTTTGATATAGGCAAATTCTCCCTTATAGTCACTAAAATGACCTTCATTGAGATTGTTTAAAACAATAAGGGAAGAATCCTTAGAATTTAATACGTAATTTAAAAATTGTAATTGAATCACTAGTTATCACCTCTCCACTTAATTATACAACTTTATTTAGACTATTCTTCGTCATTAGTTTTAAGAACTGTTACAATCTTTTTAAAAGTAAAGTAAATGATTGCTTCAAAAACAGTGTCCACTAAGAAACCACCAATAACCGCAGCATTGATAATAACAAACACAAGGTTGTTTAAAGATGGTGATTCTAACATGTTTAAAGATAAACGGTATAATAGACCGCTACCTACTAACAATACAACTAAATCAAACACTAACGACATAACATATTTTCTTTTGATTACTTTCATGATTTAAATCCTCTTCTATCCTGTCCTTTTAATTCTACACTGTATGAAGTCTTTGAAATCCGAGAGTGTAGTCTTTTTCCTACGGCTTTCAATAGTTGGTCATTGTCTAAGTTTGAAGTATAGATATTTGTCTTACCTGCATCTATTCTAGCATTGATTAAACTCATAATGTTTTCATGCTCGAATTCTGTCAAACCTTTAGTACCAACTTCGTCCCAGATAACAATGTCTGCTGTCATAACATTCTTTTTAATGTAATCTACATAGTCACTCTTTTCGGATATGTTATCTTTAATGGCTAACATGTACCGAGGAACACTGATGAACAATGCACGGCATTTTAATTCTGTCTTTGACCATATCTTTTCAAAATAAGCCTGAACCATTCTAATTGACCAAGATGTTTTTCCATTTCCTGTAGTAGTTGAGTGAATGTATAAATTCTGACCACCCCTAACAAAATCCACTATAGACTCTTCAATACTCTTTAAGGTTTTATATGCTTCTAAATCTACTCCATCGTCATCTAAAAACAAATCTATTCGTTGTTTCTGTCTTTCCGAGATAAGGGCTTTCTTATACAAGTAATCTAATTTGAATTGTTTAATGTCTATCATATCTTATTATACAACGTTATTTAGAAAATAACCCTCCTCTCAGTTATTTTTATGGCACCCCGAACAGGAATCGAACCTGTGACCAACAGCTTAGAAGGCTGATGCTCTATCCACTGAGCTACCGGGGTATACTCAATAGAGCCGTTTTAAGACATGCTCAGGTCTTATGATTAAAAGATGGCTAAGATGCCAAATCCGATTAAGACAAGTGCTACTCCCATCAGTAAGATTTTAAAGAAATATCCTACTAAACTATCTGGGGCACTATCTGGGGTAAGATTCCAATACATGAAACCAACACCTGCCAGGGCAATAATCACACCAATAATTAAGTCCATAGAATCTCCTTTCTTTTAATTTTTAGTCTGGTGCCTGTTAGAGGATTCGAACCACTGACCTACGCATTACAAGTGCGTTGCTCTACCAACTGAGCTAAACAGGCATACATGGTCCTCTCGGGAAGAGTCGAACTTCCATCTCGCCCTTATAAGGAGCTTGCTCTGACCCCTGAGCTACAAGAGGATTACGTAACTATTATACAACTAATAGCTATTAATGTCAACAATTTATGCTAATGAATTTAAAAAACTTTCCAATTGACCAATGGTCTCAAAGAACTTTCTTATACCACCATTAAGAAACAAGTAAACAGTAAAACCATATTCAAAGGTGTCTATTTCCAAAGAATAACCATTAATTACACCTTGAACTTTTCCACCATAAAATCTTGCTTCAACCTTACCATATTTTTTTAAAAGACTTTCCATTGTGTGCATATTTTATTTTTTCCTTTATTAGAATTTCATTTTACCAAACGATTTGTTTGTCTTTACTGTTTCTGACTTGGGTTTATCCGATTTAGTTTTAGCATAGTTCTTTTCATATTCATTTATAGTCCACTGAAAAGAAATGTGTTTATGGATAATTGCTATCTCAATAAGCTTTAATTTGAGTTCCTTATTGCTTCCGGCATATTCGTCAAGATGTTTTTTAAATATTTTAACAGTAGAATGTTCAATATTGTTCCCCTTAGAATGTGCTCTTGCAGAATCAACCCAATCTTTTAAAGCTTGTAATATATCCTGGTCACCGTCTTGTAACTGTGATTTTATATACTCAAACTTTTCTTCACCCCTTAAGGGCATTGATGATGGGATACTAACGGTAATTGGTTTTATCGTTGTATTTGTACCTGCCATTAAACTTGCCACTATTTGAGTGTCTATTTTAATAACATCTTGATTATCCTTGTCTTTAATAACTAAGTTAATCTGTTGCCAAATAGAATCTATTTCAAGTTGTCTATCAATAGAGACAGTGGTACGCTTTTCAATGTAGCTTCTATCTACTTTAAAAGAATCACCGTTGACAAGTTTATCTTTTCTTTTTGCCTTGTCATAAATATTAAGTAACTCTGAACAATAAATAGCGGCATCTAAACCAAACATTTTAGCAAGGGGAATATTAACACTTACATAATTATTTGGGTTCAATAAATCTAACATATTACCATCTCCTTACTTGTTCTTAAAGAACTTATATAGATTGATTCTTTTGAACCAACGACTCTTTGTAAACACCGTACCAAACATATATCTTGATTGAGAATTACATTCTTTTGTAAATAATGTCCTGAGACCGTTATTAAACTCTTGAATAGATAAGTTATCGATAGGTCCTTTAAAGACATTCTTGACAGTGTTGTAATTAACTAAGTAAAGGTTTCTATCGTGTTCAAATAACACCATAACATGATTAGACATAACATTATCATTTAGAGATGTCACTAAGGATGTTTTATACCCAGCCTTTGTAAGTAGTTCATAGGCAGCTGCATGAAACCCATCACAGTCATCAAACAACTTGCTGTTTTGAAGTTGATAAAGAGCATAGTCAGGTGGAACAATAGCATCGCCAATTTCCTTAACACCGTCATAAGTATAAACAAAGTTTTTGATTAAAGTGTCAAGTTCTTTTTCAACATCTTTTATATCCAACTTAGTTGGACTGTGTTTGATTGGTTTAAGGAAAATATACCTGACTTTATACCATAAAGGCAGAAACCACATAACAACATAGAGTACAAATGCCAGTAATTTTTTCATATCTTAAAGACTTTCTTTTAGGGTTTTAAGAACACTTGGGTCACTCTTAATGTTCTTAAAGGTTCGTTCGATATAGTTTTTTAATTCTTTTTTAGGTGTCTTTGATAACTTAACAGCAATTTTAGCTAACTCATTTTTATCAACACCATATGTAGAATTGAAATAGTTGATATAACGGCTGTCAATAGTATTAAGATGTTCCACCACTTTTGATGGACTAAAGAGGTAGTCACGTTTTTTAGCATTGTAATTGAAAGTATCTTGATGTGCAATGGCATCAATAATCAAAGCTTGAACAACTTTACCACCACGAACAAGAGCTTCTACAATAGAAACACCTGCATCTTGAACACCCACGTCTTCAGTGTTTTGGATAACGATATCAGCTGCATCATCAAAAGTATCAACTTGTCTATCAATAGAATCTGCTAAATAGTTTATCTTTCGTTTGTTTTTATTAAAATGGGCATACCAACGTCGTCTTGTTGAAAAGAAACAACGGTTAAAAACTTTGTCAGGGGCATTGGGGTCTTTGCTTAAAGGGTTTGAGGGGTCTCGCCATCTGCGGTATTTAAGACCAATATCTAAAGACTCAGAAAGCCAAGAAACAAAATCTTCTAATTCCAGTCTAGCAAAGTCAGACTTTTCTGCAAAGTCAAAAACTTTAAACCAATAACGCAACATTAAAGCAGAGTAGTATTGGTCTCGTTTAACAGTATCATTAGCATCATCTGCATCACAATACCCGTTAGCAAGCTCTGTCTTAGACATTGATTGAAAATCACCTAATCGACTAGCACTCATGTAGAAACTGTTGTACATATCTTTTATCATGTATATTAAACCTCCTATGGTTTCATGATTGACATCTTACTTCTATTATATCACATCTTTAATGACTTGTCAACTATAAGCTATCGTGGTACTTAGATAAATCAAGTGTGTAATGAATATCATCTACATGGTTTAACCAGGCAGTGATAATCTTATTTCCACGTATGGAAACACTAATGTCACGGTCTTTATCGTAGGGCATTCTAACAACATACTTTGTAACAAAGTATTTATTGTCAGGTTTAATTTCCACTTCAACTTCAAACGGGTTAATTGGATTGGTCTTTAAATTTTGAATGCACTTTAAAAGACCTTCTTTGTTATAACCGTGTTTGTGGTCACCACCTTCTAAGTGTTCTTGAATATGTCTAGATAAAGACATTTTAGTTACATCAATTTTACTTTGTAACCAAGCAACAGTCTTTAAGACACTGTCAGGAATATGCTTCTCAATATGTAATAATTTAATCATCTTCTTCACCTCTTTCTTTTTTAGTATATCATAGCTTGTATACTAAGTCAAGCATTATTTATTAAAATTATTTCTGTTAAGGAATTGGATTGCCTCTTTAAGGTTGTTTATTTTATCATCCTTGCTTTTAACTTCAGGAATCACATTAGCTGGATTCTTTTGTGATTGAACCTTTTTAATGCTATTTTCCACCTTGATAAGCTGAGATGATTTTTTGTTTGAAGAGAAGTATTTAGATGCTTCTGGGTATGATGTAAACTTAACGGTTTCAAAATACTTGTCACCAGAAACTGTTTCATAATTATCAACAATTAAATAGTAAGTTGGTTCTCTAGTATCTCTTGTTTCTGATTCAGGTAAATCACCGACCCATCTAAAATTAAGTAAAGCATTTAAAATATTTCTAGCTAACATGTAAGTAATAATTAAATTAGAACCGTCAGGTGCTTTTTTATAAACAACAATTTCTGACATCCTATTTAAATTTTCTGATTCACCTGTCACAGTAAACTTACCATCAATAATATATTGAGAGTGTCTTCTTATTTTTACGTAAGCTTCTCTTCGTACATTATCTTTTAACGTGTAAGCAACACCACCTATAAAATTATGTGTTTTATCTGTATGGGGGTACACATTCGGTGTGAGAGCTAATTCATCTGCTTTTGCTTCATACTGTTCTCTTGTCATTGGAGGCATTTTAATTCTGTATTCACCATCTTTACTTCTGCCTGGGAACTCTGTCCACTTCTCACCTTTTTGTGGCTGTAGAACGTGGTTTTCATAATGTTCTTTAAAGTAGTCAGATGTTATTCCATGTAACCATTCTTCATTCAGCTTAAAATCTAAATCATATGCATGATTGATTGCATTATCAATTTCACGCATTAACGACTCATCAATAAGTTGTCTAAGTTCTTTTTTTGTCATGGCATCTCCTGTTATAAATAAATTGTGCAGCTCCTGTTTTTGTCCCAGCGGGTTGGTTACCGACGGTTTACCACAGAAACTGCTACTGGCCCGAACGTTGACGATTCAACTGCCAGCTCTGAAGGTTTCTTCCTTCCAATATCCAGTCCTGATTCTCTGGAAGTCAACACCCCATTACCCTGAGTGTTAGTTGGTCTGAGACCTTTTTAATCTCACTTTTATCCCGAATCCATCGGGTCCTGGTTATCACAGGAGGTTATCGTCCTCTTAATCGTACCTATATATTATATCATACTTTTAGACATTTGTCAAGCAAGAGTGATTTTATTTTTTTTATCACTTATCCTGACACTACTAATTATAACATAAACAAAAGTGAATGTCAACACTAATGTTCACATATAATTTAGCTAGAAGGTTGTTTCGTTCATTTTCAACGTTTATTCCTCTTCAATGTTTTTTGGTATTTTTTATACTCAGCATCTTTGGTAGATATAAACTCTTGAGGAAGGTCACCTTCACTAACAAGCCAGTCTAATGGTATTTGATAACAATAAATCTTGCCGTTAGAAGTCAGTTTACATTCTTTTAAAACCTTATCGCCATCAAATGAATACAGATAAGGGTACTTAGGGTCAACCACGAAGTAAAGATAGTTTTTACCTCTTTTAATATTCTTCCTGTCAACCAGAACCATCTTATCCCAATACCTTGGCATCCAGATAGGGCTTGCGTTCATCTTAAATGGTAACCTTTATGTTATCGTTATTACCACCAGACGTGCTGGTAGTAGTAGCTTCGTTAGTCACAACTTCAATCTTTTCAGGATTAATAAATGGCATCTCTTTCTTTGATTCTACTAAAACCCGGGTAGATTCATCAATATCATAGACAACCGTGCAAACCGTATCATCGTTAATGTAGGTTAACAGTTTGATAGACCAAGAAGGGTTCTTCTTAAGGTCATGGTTAATTTGCCCGATAATATCAACAGGTTTAATATTATTTCTAAAATCCCCTTGATAATATGAATAGTTTCTTACAATTTGTTTCATAATTTAAGTTTCCTTTCAATATGTTTTCAATATATTATACAATTATTTCTTGAAAATTACAACACAATTATGTTTTTTCTGTTATAAAGTGTTACTTTGTCGTTTCCAACGTATTTATCTAGCACATAATCTTTCATTTGAAGTGGGGTCATATCTAAAGAGTCTGCAATAATTTGAGAGAATTTAATCATATTGTCTAATGTTTCCTCTTCGTCTAAGGGTGTTTCCCCTAATACTGCTTGGGCTTCGTAAACTTCAGAAATAATCATTCCCGTATGGAAACCTTTGATTCCGTGTTTTCTAAAGAATTGGTCAGAGTGGCACCAGACAGAGATTGTTTCTTTTTCTTTTAACAAATCTGCATATCTGCTATCAATAAGATATCCCCCTCTTTGTGGATTAAGTAATCCTGAAGGTGTTCCATGACCAAGCATGATAATCCTATCGTGCTCTTCAATCATGGTTCTAAGGTCTTCTTCGGGAATGTTACCGTCATTAACAACTGTGAAGTCTCTATGTTCATAGATTAACTTTAACATGTCTGTGGTAGGGTCTGCTGGGTGGATAATAAGTGTTGCTTTCATTTTAAATCTCCTCTTTTATGTAATTTCTTAATATATTCATGGTGTCTTCGTCATTTGCATCGTCGACAATAAAATCACTGATGGCTTTCTTCTTTTCTAACAATTTAGCCACCATAACGTCTATTGTATTGTCAGCAATAAGTCTATAAATGAATACTGGCTCTTTAGAACCTATTCGGTGAATTCTATCCTCCACCTGTTCTTGTAAGGCTGATGTCCAGGGGGAGTCAAGGCAAATCATATACCTAGCACTCGTTAAAGTTATCCCTGTACCCACTTTACTGGTAGTTCCTATGAAAACCTTATATTTTGATTCATTTTGAAACAAATCTATGTTATTTGATACTTCTGAGTCTTTTAGGTCTCCTAAGCCTATAAGAGGATTATACTTCTTTAATGCCTCCTGTAAAAGATAAACAGGCTCTTTAAAGGTACTCATAATGACTACTTTGTCACCATTTCCCACAATTTCGTCTACAAGGTCAATAGCACGCTCTAATTTCGACGAAACGATAGGGGTTGAGGTCAGAACACTAGGACAACTCGTTGCTTGCCTTAAACGAGTCGTTAGGGCCAAAATATTGGCACTGTTAAGTTCTACCTTATCACATTCAGACTTAACCCCATCTTTTACACTGTCATAAAAGGCTCTATGCTCTTCAGAAAGCTCTACAAACTCATTTATAACGTTTTTAGGGGGTAAATCAAGTAAATCCTTAGTTCTTCTTAGGGAACATATTTCCAGCTCGTCCTTGAGCAAATTTAGGTTCTTAAACCCTACAATCTCATACCCTCCAAACCCCCCGAACTCACAATACTGGTTTTTAAAGGTTGTAACAGTTGCTTTTTCAACATCTATCCATTTTAAAGGTACAAAAGCATCTAAAGGGTTATTCATAAGGATTGTACCTGTACACGCTACTTTATAGCGGAAATCCTTCAATTTCAATAGGTTTTTGCCTTGTTGGCTTGACCATCCCTTAGCTTTATGGGCTTCATCAAAGATAATCATGTCTATTTCATTAACATTTTCCTTAAGGGCTTCTATAACTTCATTACTTCTTAAGGTTTCAATGTTCATGATGATAAAGAACTCATCTATCTTGCTTCTAAGCTGTTCTGCTCTCTTAGGTATGGTTTCCCACTTAACCTTGCCTTTGGAGTTGGTTTTCTTGCCTATAATGACACAATCCTTATTTGAGTGTCTTTTTATCTCTTTTTCCCAGTTTGCTCTCAGGGTTGCCACACCACATACTATAAGGCAGTGTTTAAGCCCACGTTGAGCGTTTAGCTCTTCGGCAAGGTAAATGGTCTGGAGAGACTTTCCGAGGCCTGGTGAGTCTAAAAGTAACCATTTATCATGATTTAAACCATAGGTTATACCTTCAAGTTGGTATGGGAATGGTTTTGTTCTATACTTTAAGACAGGTAAGACCTCTTCTTTTTTCTCATTTTCTTCTTTAATCGTCAGTTTAATGTCATCATAATAAACCAGGTTATCAAGTAAATAGGCTAAGCTTGTAACAGGAACTTCCCACAATTTAGTAGTTTTACCGTAGTTAGAAGAGCCACTTGATTTAATAATGTTAATAACATCTTGATTAAAAGAAAAAGAAAGGAATAACGAAGTATTCCCGGATAATTTGTTTGGTTTATCCTCGAAGATGTGTATCATCTTTTTTCTTTTTAGTTTTCTTTTAAAGATGACCTGTTTGAGTACACTACTGTTTTATAGTCCTCATCAAACTTAGCAAGTGAGGATTCTTTAGTAGAAAACTTAACTGCCCCTTCTACAGTGAACTTACAGTTGCAAGTATAGCAAGTAAATTCTTCTGTTAAATTAATTGACTCACCCAAGTAAAACTCAATTTTACCCTTTTTATCCCTGACAATGTTTTCTGGGTTACCTAACACTTCATCTGGGTAAAATACTTCTGCTGGGAGGTATTCTGCACCACATTTAGGGCAAATAATGTAATTTGGCTTATTTTCCATAATAATATTTAATTTCCTTATCCCTTATCTTATTATACAACTTTTTTATGAAATTAGCCTTCACAACTTACACAACCTTCACTCATAACCTTTTTACGAGACAGTTCTTGTGCTTGGCTCATGCCGTATTGATAGTATAATGTTTTAACACCCATATCGTGAGCATAAAGCATTAAAGCATTAATTTCTTTAACTGGAACACTGGCTGGCATCATTAGGTTGATAGATTGAGCTTGGTCAATGTATTCCTGACGAACAGCTGCTTGGTCAATAATGGCACGTGGATTAATCTCAGCAAAGGTCTTAAATACTTCACGTTCTTCTTGAGTTAAGAATTTAAGATGTTGAACCGAACCATCTGCTTTTTGAATAGAGTCCCAAATCTCTTCAGTGTCTTTGTCATATTTTTTTAATAATTCTTTAAGGTATGGATTCTTAATTGTTGTTTTTGACTTAGATAAGTCTTTAACATAGTAGTTAGAGAACTCAGGTTCAACGGATTGAGAAACCTGTCCTAAGATGGCAGAGGAACTCTTTGTAGGGGCAATCGCCATTAAGGTAGTGTTACGTCTTCCATAACCCTTAAGAATTTCTGGTTCACCAAACTTGGCTGCTAATTCAGCAGAGGCTTTGTAAGTTCTTTCTTTTAATGTCTTGGCAATTTCTAAGTTTTTCTTAGCTGCACTACGGCTTTCAAAAGAAAGCATGTTTGATTGTAAATAAGAATGCCAACCTAATACACCTAAACCAAGAGCACGATGTCTAATGGCAAAGTTTCTTGCACGTTTGTGATATTCTTTGCCTTCTGTCTTGTTGATGAATTCAGTGACAACAGTGTCTAAAAAGTAAGTAAGAACTTCAATCGCATCTGTTTTAATGATTTCTTCCCAGTGTAGTAAGTTAATTGAAGAAAGAACACATGTAAAAGTTTCATTAGGATTAGAAGGTAATGCAATCTCAGAGCACATGTTACTAGCAAAGATTTTCATATCTTTATCTTTATAGACATCAGGTCTTCCATTATTAATATTATCAGAGAATAAAATATATGGATAACCTATCTCACTTCTTCGTTGAAGAACTTTAGCCCATAATTTACGAGCCTGTTTATCACCATCTTTAACCTTTTGTAAGAAAGCATCAGAAACAGTGATACCGTGAGTAAGTCCTTGAATAGGGTTACCTTCAGTGCCAATGTCTAAGAATTCTTCTGCATCAGGGTGCTCGATGGGTAAATATGCACTAAAGAATCCTCTACGCACACTACCTTGCGACACAACAGAAGCTAAGGTGTCATACATTCTCATAAAGTGAACTGCACCACTAGATTCTCCACTATCTTTAATTGGAGCACCACGACCACGAAGTTCACCAAAATAACCTGAAGTTCCACCCCCACCTTTCATGAGCATACCGTTTTCAGCGTGTCCATATAAAATAGAATCCATACTATCTTCAATATAAGAACCAAAGCAAGACACAGGTAATCCTCTATCAATGCCATAGTTGGACCAGACAGGAGAAGAAAGTGAGTAGAATCCTCTTCCCATATAGTCATAAAACTTATCAGCATATCCAGGAATGCCTAAATACTCTTCTGCTTTGTTAGCAATTTGTCTAATTCTTTCTTCTGCAGTTTGTCCTTCCATTAGATAACCACGAGATAAGAATTTTCTCGATTCTTTGTTAAGCCACTCGAATGCCATGTATTATTCCTCCTTACTAGAATAAATCGTCTTCAGTGAATGATTTTGTTTTCTTAGAATATGCTGTGCTTCTTTTTACAAAGAAATCTACATTTTTAGTTCCCAGCATTTCTTCAGCAAACCATGCCGTCTCTTTAACTTTGACTTTATCTACTTCAAAGACTTCTTCTAAACCTATTGCTTTCATGGATTGATTAAATCTGTCTTTAACAAATTCCTTAACTAATTGTTTAGGCAAAAAGTCTAAATCACTATTACCATAAATCCAATCCACGATTTCAGATTCTGCTTCATAGGCATTTAGTGTAATCTCTTTTATTCTATCTATAATGTCTTGAGTAAACCAACGTGGATTTTCTTTTTTGATGATATTAACAATATCAAACCCAAATCTAGCATGAATGTCTTCTTCTTTAGAAGTTGCCTCTACCGCATTTGAAATTCCCTTGAGAACATTACGATGCTTGTTAAAAGACATCATGATTAAAAATTGAGAGAAAAGAGACACATTTTCAACGAACATAGAGAATAAAATAACATTTTTGAAATAATCTCTATCTTCTACTTGGTATTGAATGGCCTGGTCTAAATAAGCAATTCTCTTTTGAATGGCAGGAATTGTTAAGATTTTCTTAAATTCTTCATTTAATCCCATCAACTCTAAAAGGTTTGAGTAAGCATCAGCATGTCTGACTTCAGACTCAGCGAAAGTAGCACCTACACTTTGAACCTCTGGTTTTGGTAATCTATCACCAACTTTAGCCCAAAATGTTTTAACTTGGACTTCAATTTGTGAAATTGCTAACATAGCACGGTTAACTATTTCTGCTTCTTCTTTGCTTAAATTAACCTTTAAATCTTGAATATCACTAGTATAGTTAAACTCTGTATGAATCCAGTAAGAGTGTCTGATAGCATTAACATATTCTAATAAGTCAGGATATTCATAAGGTTTTAAGTTTGCTCTCTTTTTAAACACACTACGCTTATTGGCAACACGGTACCCAATATATTCCCTAGCAAGTTCAAAAAGGTCACGTTTCATTAAAATGTTTTCCACAATAGTGTGAATCTCATCTACGTGAATAACATCTAGCTTTTTAGCTGCTATTTCAGTAATTGCATCATTTGCTATGTGTTGAGGTAAAGAACCATAGTCTTTAGTACCAACACTTGCCAGTGCTCTTGTAATTGCACTTTCAATTTTAGCGTGGTTTAAAGATTCCACCGTTCCATCTCGTTTTTTGACTCTCATATTAAAGAACTTCCTTAAAGTACTTAATTAATTGTTCTTTTGTCTTAAATCCAACTTCACGACGATATCTCTTATCACCGTCATAAAAATCGAGGGTAGGAATACTTAAAACACCATTTTCTTCTGCTCTAGCTGTTTGTTCATCTACATCAACCATTTCAATATCAAAGCCTTCCTTTTGAAGGTCTTTAAGAATTGGTGTTAACATTTTGCACGGTCCACACCATGCAGCTTTAAAAGCGATTAATTTTGTCATATTTTTACATCTCCTTTACAATATGATATTTATCTGTTCACTATATTATACAACTTTATATAAACATTTCTTCAATTAACATATAGGAACCAGGATTAATGTTAAGTTCTCCAACATTAGCACCGCTTGTATATTTATATTGAAGTGTTAATGAAGTAGAAGCTCCTGTAAAATGTGTTCCTTCTAGTATAAAGAAAGAAGTCCCAACAAAACTATTAAGAGATGGAAGTTGTAGAGCACTGGAATCACTTGCAGAACTTGAAATGACTTTTAATCCCATTAAGGTAAGAGAAGTAGCAGTAGGGGTAGCGTTAGATACAGCAAAGAATGTACCATCGGGGTTAGGACTTCCACCAGTATGGTTGTTTATCAATGTAAAATTAACACCTGTAACATTTGTGCCACTACTTCTAGTATATGTTACATAAACTTTAAATTTATAAAAAGTATTTGTTTTTAAATCGGTTATTTGCAAGCCAGTGTTTGCATATGTTGTAGAGACAGTTAAGGTTTGTCCGGGAGAGTAATCATATTTAACAAAATCAACAAGTTTATTTTTAACAAAAGCTGTCGTAGCAAATGTAGTATTGTTTGAAGTTGTAGCAGGTGTTAAACCAGAAACTGAGCCTGTAAAAGTTGCACCACTTAAATTTGCTTTCAGGTTTAAAGCAGTTTGTATTGCATCTGCTCTAACTAGTGCTGTAGTGGAACTTGATAACGTTGTTTGAACTGAATACCCATCGTTGAGAGCATCACCGGATGTACCATTCCAAGTTGGAACATTTCCACTTGTTGACCCTAAAGCTCGTTTTTTAACTTGAGCATCATTTGTTACATTGCCCAAACCTACTTGTGTTTTTGTTACACTGTGTGGGTTGCTTGTTGAACTAATGTGTGCTTGAATGTTTGCATTGGCGGGTTCAGCACCAACCATTGTTGGAGTGATTCCACTAATAGTTCCTGTAAATGTTTTATTGCCACCAATTGTTTGGTCCCCTGTAGTATAAACACCATTAGTCACTGTTCCGGCATTTCCTGAAACATCTCCCGTTACGTTGCCAGTTAAGTTACCTGTAAAGGTTGTAGCAAAAACATTAGCATATACGTTGTCTGAAGCACCTATGTTGCTTGTATTATTTGTTGTGGGTGTGATATTACCTGTACCCGTAATTGCACCAGAAATAGCAGAGGTGCCATTAAAAGGTCTTCCCCATAAGTTTCTTGATGTTTCAAGTTGGGTAGCTTTACCTGCAATTAAGTCTGATTGATTTTCCCAAACAGGTGCTAAAGAACCACCAGCAGATACTAACACTTGGTCAAGTGTACCAGCAGTGATTGGAGCAAATACTGTATCAGCCGTATCTAAAGTTAAATCATTATTAATTTTTGGTAAACCTTCGACATCAGTTGCTACAAATTTTAACCTACTAGTTAAAGGTATTGCCCACGCAGATGGACCACCAGATAATAAATGTAATTCATAAACATCACTACCTGCAGCTGGGTTAATAGCTGTTTGGTGTAAATCAACACCTTCAAAAATATAGGTACCAGCATCATCAACGTCTAAAATTCTACCTGAAGGAGAAACTGTTGAACCAGAATCTTCTGTACCAACTAATGTAAAAGCTTTATATGTAGTATTGCCAGATTCACTTGTTTGGAAAGGTAATAACTTAATAGAAGCATATAAGTTTGTCCATGCAACACCGGCACCACCAACACCTAAAAATTCTGTTAAATTACTTTCAAAGTAATAACCATGAATATTAAATTTAATAATCTTTGTTGTTGAATTCCAATCAATAACAAAGCTATCCTTAGAAACAACTCTGTTTGTAAGGTTGGTAACATTGAATTCAGTATTTAATCTGGATTCAGGGTTATACTTAGTTGACCCAGAGGCGGGTCCTCTAAAGGCTGTTGGGTATACTTTTACTGCTGTACTTTTTAATTTTGCCATAATGGTTTCTCCTTATTATACAATTTTTTTATAACTGATTCGTAATCTTCATTGTCCAAGTAATCAATATATTTGATTTACCATCAGATTCAATGGGTTCATCTAATAGGAAATAAGCGATATGATTACTCCAACTTGTTGAGTTTTGGCTATACAATCTTACCACATTTATCTCCTCACCTGCAGAAACAGATGAAAAGGGTATTAAAAATTTAAATATAGCACTAGCATGTGTGTCACCTTCTGCTGAATTAGTTTCTATAGAAACGTTAGAGTAAGGTATAGCGTTTGTTGAAACTTGTTCTGCTACGGCATCTGTAGCACCATTTCCTAACATAACATACCTTGGTGCACCACCAGCATCAAAGCTTCCTATTAAAGCACTAGCCAAGAAAGAGAATAATGGTAACTTACCTTCGTTATGTGTTTTAATCGTTTTAATGGTTTTTTTGCCACGAACCAACTTAATTTCAACATTACCGATATATCCTACCGATGCATTTGTTTGTTGTTGTTTTTCTTTTGTTTTTGCCATAATTTTATCCTTCCTTAAATACTTGGCCAGACAATAACCGTATTATCTGTAACACCTTTAGTTGCATTATTTAGCTCATCTGTATCAAGGGTAACTAGTCCAGGTGTCACTGTTCCTAGTTGTGTGCTTGTATAGTTCGGGCTAGTAGCTATTGTATCAACTGATACAGCATCAGCACCAACTGTTTGACCTTCAATACTAGCAATAATGATTGAGTAATTAAATCCTGCTGGTAATACGTAATCTAACATATCTTCTAATAAAGCAATATCTTTTACTTCTTTAGGTATATAGATAAGTACATCTCTGTTGTAAATTGTACCTTCACTTGACACAGATGTAGAAGAGTCAACCAATACTTCAAACTCTTCATTTATGTTTTGTGCTTTTAGTAATACTCTAACACAGTCTTCTATTGATTTTTTAGTACCTTTAATTCTAAGAATACTTTTAAATGAGTTAACAAGTGCCACTAAATTAGGAACGTCATACTTGTGCTTAGATTCAAATCCTACAGTTTTAGTAACTAAATCTAAAAGGGAAGAATCAAAGTTACTGGATAAAGGTGTATTAACAATGGTGTCTGTTGCTGTTTTAGAAGCATTGAAAACACCTTCAAAAATTCTTCCAATCAATTGAAAGTCTCTTGATTCGTTGTAGTAATATTCAGGTACATTATTCTGTGTTTTAATCATAAATTATATCCTTGATGTTCTCACAATTTCAATGCTAGAACCTTCAAAATCTATTTGACTTAATGTAAACCTATTAGCTAAGTTATTGTTGTCAAATAAAGCTCTGGGGTCTGAGATGTCATCAAATTCAATTAAAGAAAAGCTATCTAGTGTTCCATTATAGAAGAATACTCCGTTTTCGTCTAGGGTAGCTATTTTTTCAAGAATACCGTTAGAATCTTCTACATCAGAAACAGTCAAGTTAAAGGATGAGTTATATCCCGATGTTAATGAAACAGGACTTAATTGAAGTATGTCTGTTCCAGTTGATGGTTCAGAAATGCTTAAGGAAAGTTCAGATATTGTATTAAATTCAATAATATTAATTCCTGGTGTTAATGCTAAGGTTGATGTATAAGATGTTCCAGAATTATATTTTCTTATACCACCTGTTCCTGTGGCATTTAAATCAACTGTTGTAGAACCACTTAAGGAGTGGTCCCAATATATCATTAATAATTGAGTTGCACCATCTTCACTTACCCTTGCTCCAACATCAAAGTAAGATACAACGGGCAAGTCAACAGTAGCAACATCTGAGGAATCAACTTCAAGATTTTGAAGATTAATTTGATAATATCCTGAAGGTCTCTTTTCAATATTTACAATCTTTCCGTCTGTTTCAGTATAGGTAGGAACCGTATAGTCAAATGTGAAAGCAGAAACATCATAAGAAGTTTGACCACTTAAGTAGGTAACTTGCATGTCTAAATCTTCACCACCTGCTTGTTGTAGTAAGGTATTAAACACAATGTAACTATTAATATTAACGTTACCGTCAAGAACTCTCACTATTTCACCACCTAAACCATCAGATAGTACTAGGGTTATAGTTTGATTTGTTAAAATCTTTTGTTTTAATTGTGGGCCAGAATTGAGGTCCAATCTAGAACGAATCTCCCAAACATAGGTTGAACTATATGCCGGTAATATTTTAGTTTCACCATCTATTGTATAAGAAATTTCCCAATCATTAGATACTTGAATCCAATCATTAGTAATATCACTTAAAGTTGCTTCACTTGATGCTGTTGTTAGTTTAATGGTATCACCTGTAGATAGGGTTAATATTGACATTTCTTCTATCTTTAAGTTGTATATATCAGGATTAAAGTTTCTATATCTCCAGTTATAGTTTTCAAAAGCTGCTAGGCCTCTTTCACTAACTGTGGTAATTTCAACTTTTTCTTCTACATCTGAGAAGATAATCTTCCATTTATTTAAATCTTCTGCAACAGTTGTGTTTAAGGTTAATCTTGTGCCACTTCCTAAAACTTCTAGTTCAGTTAAAGCACTATTAGAATACATAAAGAACTCATTTTCACCTAAAACTCTTTGATATCCAACTAAAACTTCTTCACTTCCTTCGCCTTCATAGATAGCGTCTGCAGATGTGAATAAAGCATTTTCACTATCTTTGGTAATCCAGTAGCAAGGTAAGGAGCTTGAAGTTAATGTTGTTTCAACAAAACGTCTCTTTTCAATAGATTCTTCAGTTCCAAGAGTGTAAAAATCTAATTCATCCACACCAAATTTAATCTTTTTAGTTGTAACAATTCCTGAAATAGAGTAGTCTGTAGGGACAGATAATGTCAAACCAACAGGTCTAAAAATATTCACAGTTGCAGGAACGGTTGAAACTAAAACAGATGTATAGTATTCTTCACCGGATTCTCTTTCTTTAGATATCTTATAGGTAATTACACTGTCAGATGTATATTTAATTGCAATGCTATTACTATTGCTATCAACATAGTTTACAATAAGGTATTCATCACCTGTGATAATATGCTCTTCGTTTTCAGGGACTGTAGAAGAAGGTGTTAAACCAGACCAGCGATAATTTACATAAGCAGGATAAATAACTTCAGTGGCTAGACTTGGGGCAATGGCTTGAACATATTCATTGTCTTTTAATGTATAACCGTTTAAACTATTAAATTCTGATTCCGGAATAGTAACTTCTGTAGTTAATCTAATGATATTCTCATGGATAAAGTCTGAATCTACAGAACTTCCTTCATCATTTAACAAAACAGCACTTTGACCAAATTCAAAGTTATAGTTATTGTTATAGTCAAATAAGGAGGCCCTTCCAGCAAGGATATTCTTTGTGAGTAGGTTTAAATATGGTTGCTTATTGGCAGGGTCAAGCAACAATGTTTCTGTCTTATCCTTTGTCATGACCTTAGTGTAGAGTTCAGGTTCTTCTAAAGAAACGTTTTTAATTCTTGTATCGGCACCTTGAATGGTTGTTAATAATGTGTCGAATGGTATTTCATAACCATAATCTAACTCTCTTGAATTAAATGTTCTGTATAAAGCATCATTAATGTTTGAAAGAATAGAGTTTTGTTCAAACGTGTTAACCCTATAGTTTGTAGAAATCTTAGCGTTTAACTTATAATAGTTTTTATATAAATAAACATCACTATCTAAAAGCGTTTTATAGTTGTGGGAAATGGTTTTAGCATCTTCAATACTTGCTTTTAACTCTGTTAAATCATTTAAAGGTAAGAAAGTGTTATTATAAGTGGTAAGATTATAGGAAGTTATAATAGGATTTAAAGGGTACAAGCATAAATCAAAAGGGGTAATGTCGGCACTATTCGAGGCATTAAGTTTAACTGGTCCAAATTGATTAAATGAAAGAATTTGATTTGAGTAGTTAATATCTGTTCTTCTGTCTGCCACTTGAACGTTAGAGACAATATTCTTACTGTCTGAGGTTAAAAGATTATAGATAGCGTTAGCATAATCACGACTGGTTACTAATGTGTCAAATGTTCCAACAAACTTCTTAAATGAGTTATATATTTCATTAATTGATTCAGGGTCTTGACCATTAACAGAATCAGAGAGATTACTAATTCTTAATACAGTAGTTTCACTTTGATTTTCATTTGTATCTGGGTAAACTGTAATAGAAGGATTACCATCAACAAAAATTTGTGAAGGAGAAGTCAATCTTGTTAAGAAACCTGCTTTGACGTTCCCACTAGAACCTGTTGTTCTAATATAATTAACAAATAATCCATCCCCTATAATACTTGAGATATCGGAAGGGAATTCCAAATAAGGAAGATTTTTTACAGAATCAAACCCAAACTTGTAAACTAATTGACCTGGTTCTGAAGTGTTAAGATTATTAATTCTTGTCCAGAAGTTATTAGTATCGGTAATTCTTTGAACAAAAACACCGTTTTCAGCAACAAACGATTCTGGGAAATAGAGTCTATTGTTATCATCAAGGTTAGCAAGGTGTATTTCTTGAACGTTATTAACTGTTAAGGGTTGTAATTTACCTTCAATAGCAGAGGCTCTGACCGTAACAAATCTTGAGTTAATAATGCAATCCTCTAACAATGTATAGGTTATTGAGTTATCTACATCGGTTACAGTTGTTTCAAAAGCTTTTAAGGTAAAGGCTTGGCCAGTTCCTAACTTGTTGCCAGTATACATAAACGATATATCAGAGGTTGCTGATTGGTAGTATCTTGGGAAGTAACCATTTATTTCTGCTAAGTTTCTCATTGAACTGTCTTGGGTAGCAGAAGGCATAAAGGCTTCTAAAATGTTTTTATCAATGTTGTAGTTAAGTTTATCACCAATAAAACCTAAAAGCTTCAAAAGAACAACACCTGGGTCACTTTCGTTAGATGTTGATGGGTCCCACTTGGCAGATAGCTGTTTTGCTAACTCCAATATTTCAGGGTAAAGCTTTTGAAAATCCTTATTTACGTAGGACTTATTGCTAATATTTAATTCTTCTTGGTTAATCATGTTTATTGCTCCTCGTTATTAAACAACACCAGATTGAAGGTATTTGTTGTGAAATCTAAGCGATTTGTAACTTTTATCGTTGCTTCTAACTTTGCCCTTTTTCCTGTTCCTGTTTGTGTAATAATGATATCCTTTCTATTAATAATGACTTGAGGTACAAATATTGATATTTGAGTATAAAGCTCATCTATAATGATATCCCTCAAAACAAAGTTATTTTGTTCAAAAATGTATCTTTTTATGGCAACACCAAACTGCGGGTCACCAACAAACTCAGTTCTTTCTGAACCTAACAATGCTAACAAATTTTGCATTGTAGACTGTGAGTCAGTCTTTGTGACATTGGTGGAGCTTGAGTTAAACATTTTTGGGAATTGTATACTTATCATGTGTTTTTCCTTATATCCTTATATTTCATATCATCTAATTTAGCGTTAATAAACACCGCCTAAACATTAAACTACCCCTTCTTCTTTCAATTTATTTAACATATTTTTCCAGTATGCTATGTCCTCTTCGGTCATTTGTTGATTTGACCACCTTGTCATCTTCTCTTTATCTTCGTTTGTAATTACATATTGTTGATTTTCTAGGAACTTTAAAGTCAAGTAATGCCACCATATGTTCTTAAAGGTTGACCTATAAGGATTAAATAAAGCATTTTCTAAATATCTCACTATGGCTCTTTTTTGTTGATTTTCGTAGTTTTTTATGTTATAATTAAATTGAAAGTCACCATAAACTGTATCATTTATATAAAAACTTACATTAAACATATTGGTTGGTGATGGTCTACTGTGAATAAGGATTTCTTTATATACCTCAATATCAACAATAAAAAAATCATATGGTTTAGTATCAAGAACTATATGGGTAAACCTTTGTCCTTGTTTAAAGTTCTTTACTAAAACAAGATAGTCTATATCTTTAGGATTTTCCTTAAATAAAGATGACCCTGTAATAGATATTCTAACAATATCGTCAATAGTATTATTAAAAGATACTAAATCATTAGAATCTTTCTGATTTATGCTATTTATAACGTCAAATGTTACGTTTAATATATTTTCCATAAGTATTTTCCTTACAATAGATATTCAATGTGTATTGTCGTATATACAGTAGAGCTTTGGTCACCTGTGCTATATATCTCTAAAAAATAAGGGACTAAAGGGCCCTCTATAAGAAGGTCAGAGTAACCGGAGTTAGAGTAATATATTCTTCCATTAAACCAATACATACCATCTGTTTCTGGAAAGTTCATTCTTTCTAGTACAATTAAAGATTTATCGCCAGATGAAAAAGGTGAAAATAAAACTGGATTTCCTGCTGAAACAGACCTGGTACCTGTCCAATTAAGTATAGCGGAAGTTGACCTATATCTTTGTCTTTGTATATTAACACCACTTGTGCTTTTGTGTCTTATATTAAAACCTTCACTTACAGCATCTACTGTTATTCTAACTTCTTTTGAACTTAATACTGTTGCCCATCCTGGAATAGTGCTCAAATCTAAAAGGAACGGTTCCTCATAAAGTACAGAGTAAAAAGTATTCCAATTACCAAGATTACCTGAACCATTAGTCTGAGAAGAATAAAATAAAGCTGAAGAAGTTGTTCCACTTACAGTTAAGTTTCCAGAAATATTTCCCCCTGTTAATCTTAAGTATCTAGTATCATGAGTATGGTCATCAAGCTTATCAAGTGCTTTTTGAACTGTATTATCAGCTGAAGATAAAATACTATTAAAATTAGAGGTGTTTGTAAGAACATTTAACGCTTTTGGGGTTGGTATTGTCGATAAAGGAATAGGGAACAGTGTTCTTACAGGGCTTGTTCCACCAAATTGAAAATCATAATTAGAACCAACATTGCCTGTAAGTTCAGCATAGTATTTAATAACAACTCTATCTGTGCTTAAAAATAAAACATCATTTAAAAGTGCATCAGCACTAAACTCCTCATAAATGTTTGATATAATAACATCGGGGGTGGCACTAGAAGTTGCTAATAGTGTTTCTGTTCCTAAAGCATCTCTTTTAAATATTTGAAAATAAAATGCTGCGTATTGATTGTTATTACCGGCAGTTCTTTTTATATTACCGATTGTTCTTATATTAATAGTTCCTGTAAAACCACTTAATATATTAGAATCAGATATTAAACTTGCTAATAATTGATTGTTGGTATTTATAACCCCTGTTGGAACATTTACTGGTGTAGTATTATAACTAGGGTCATCAAGAGAGTTAACCATTTTAAAATAACCAGAAACATCTGCACTAGCTGTTGTCGGATAAAGAATAAGGCTAGCGGCACCATCTTTTTGAGTACTTAACCTATCTATTGCAGTATTAATAGAGTCAAAATAGTTTAAAACATTATCAAAAGGAACATTTCCTATCGTTGTATCTATTGGAAGTGTTGCTTTGTGAGTAACCTTTAAATCTACGTTATACTGATAGGCAGAAGGATTATCTTCTATTCCCTTATATAATTTGCCTAAAATAATAGGTTTAGAATATAAATTATCTTCAAATCCAACAAAAATCGCATCTCCTGGATTCAGCCCTTCATAAGTTCCAGGATTTTGAGATAGAGTGCATTCTACTATGGAACTGTTAATCTGGTCTTGTGTTAAACCCACACCGGCAGTTTCAAAAACAGGTATTCTTACTAAATACTTGTTTGCAGTATCTGGTGATTTTTTAATTACGTATCCTTTAGTTATCATACTATATTATACAACCTTTATTCAATAAACTCAGAGTTGTCTGGAGAAATGCGGGTTATCTTTAAAGTTGTTCGATAACCACTATAATCTATCCTGTCTTCTTGAGCCGTAATGATATATAAACCAGAGCTAATATGCTTTCTACCATAATAATAAACATTTAATCTCACACGTGTCATTAATAGTGCTGGTCTTAATAACCCTTTTAAAGTTATTGAGGCAGTGATTGGATACTCTGTAACCTTAGTCCACCATGTTTTATCAGACTCGGCAGTAACAAAATTACTATTACCTGAAGATATAACAGGGGCATAAACCTCTACTAAATTACCATTATCATCTATTCTTTGAGTAAATTCAGCATCATTAATGTCTTGTTGATAGTTATAAAATAAAGAATAAGTTAAGTTATTTTCAAGACTAAAGTCTGTGACTATATTCTGAGAAGGGTAACCTATATCTATTTGATATGTTTGTAAATCGTCGGTTAGTTTTGTAACAGGGACAACTTTAAAGTACGGACCTTCAAAATCACCTGAGGTATCATCTACTATAACTAAAGAGTATATTTTACTTTTTTGCAATGAGTTTGTTGTTTCACCTGCCATAGAGTTAACTAAAAAATTTAAGTAATCAAGAACAGACATACTAATCTGTCTTTTTAAAAATACTGATTTATCATCACCTGCTATTAATCCACGTGTTTCTACAAGTGGTCTATTTCTCATGCCTGGGAATAATTCTAAAAGACCATACTTTTCTTGATATAGTAATTCTTGAATAACTTGACTTGGTTTAGCTGTTCTAGAAGCAAAATTCCATGCCCCACTCGAAGCAAGTATAGAAGAACTTGTTGCATTGATAGTGTAATCTATCCTGCCTCCGCTTGAACTTGAGGCACCAGATGCAAAAGACGAAGTTATTCCTGTAATAATGGCTTCTTCATCTCGATAGATATAACTAGGTGCAGATAAATCACCGTAACTAAAAACTATCTTTCTTGTTTGAGAAACACTACTAAATACCTTTTCAAAGAAGTTTGGGTCATTATCCTGTGTAATTGGATATGAAATAGATAGGGTATACTTATTTACTCTACCATTAATTTTTGTTATTGTCAAGCCCTGAACGTAATTGGGATATTTAACTTTCTCAAGTCTATAGATGCCCAAAGAGTCCTGACCTCTAACTAAATCGGTATTTTCGTAAACACCAAAAGTATAATCACCTATCTTTACTTTTACAAAAGGTGTCTCAACTCTTGTTGTATATCCTAATAGATTTACTGAGCTCATTATCTTACCTCAAATGTTACTTGACCTAAGTTAGGAATCTGTATAATATTAATCGAGCCATGGAGAGATATAAAAGGGTCTTTAATTCTATTGTAGTCTGCTATAATCCAATAGTAGTCTGGTCTTCCATAATACTTCAAAGCTAATGAATCTAAGGTATCAAAAGGTTGAACAGTGTGTGCAACGTATTCAGCATTCTTTAATAAGTGGGAGGTTAAACCATAAACAAACTTATCATCTTTAATGTGGTAGTAAAAGAAAAATGGTGCATATCTAGATATTGCATCGTAGTCTGTTCGTTTTTGTTTACTTGTTAAACTATCCATTTTCCTATTTCTCCTTTATGATATTATTGGTTCTTGTTAAGCCTCTGAACCCACCAAGAAGGCCAACTGATAATGCATCATATGGGTCAACTTCTGATACCGTGAATCCTACAGTTACTTGAGCATACTTAGATTCATTACCATTAACAATAATAATTGGCTTGTTATATGTTACTGTGATACCACCATTTACAACACCTTTAATAAATATTTCATCCCCAAATCTAACTGCAACCATTGGAGGTGTTACTGTTTTAGAACCTGCAAGGTATCTTGGTAAGGCTATAGATTGAAGTTTTTTAATCAAAGTGTCAACATAATCATCATTAAGATTTTCTATTCTTAAATTGCTAACATTTAAATTTACATCATCTAACATGTCCCTGTGAAGATTTAAACTGATTTGAACTGTTCTAGGACCTGAATTACTGTATGAGAAAACGGGTGCACTTCTACTTAAGGCGTTCGTGCTACCAAAAGTTGATTGCATTGAATCTGTTATTTGTTCTGGGTAGGTTGGAATTATTAAAAATTCCTCTGTATGGTATAAGTATATATAGTTAGTAATAAGATTTAATTTTTCTGCCATAATTATTTAACCTCCACATATTCACCGATTGCTTGTTCGGAGTCTTTATCAATAAAACCAATTAAGTCGAACTTGTTAGAGTTAGCAGCATTTTCAACATTGGAGCTAATGATTACATCATATGTAACGTTTCTTAGTTTTGTTGACCATATAGTAGATTCATTAATAATTGTTGGCATGCCCACAAACTTATGAATTTTAAGTCTCATCTTTCTTTTAGGGTCTGTTGAAGGTAATGCGTTAAAACTGGCTATGGATATTGTTGTATTGTCGGATAGGATATAATCACCGTTTACATCTGTTTGATATATAAAATTACCATTCTTATCAACCACATATTCATTATATCTTTGAACTAGTCTTTTTTGCAACCTAGAAACGTTATTAAGTATTTCTTCATTTGATGTAATAACATGTCCAAATAAGTACTCTATCAATCTATTAGAAAAAGGATAACTAACTGTAGAGTTAAAGTCTAACAATTGTGGTCTGGATAAATACTTTCTTTCTATGTTTCCACCATTATAAACAAATGATTGACCATCTATGTTAGTTGTACCTGTTTCAAAGTTGCACACTTCAAAGCTAACCTTGCGACTAGCAAAGGTTGGGTCATCTTCAAAATGAAGTTCAGCTGACTTAACAAAGTCACCTTCTAAAACAACAACAGAAGAAGTAGAAGTTGCAGGAACTTTAATAAACAACTTTAAATTAGTTTCTTGTTCGTAAAGTCTTTTTGTAAGGATATCGCCTAAGTCAACAAGTTTTTTATATAAAAACGGTGAACTTATTCTTGTGCCCACTTTTTTAACATAGGTGTGGTCATAAAGAGTAATATCTTCAGGGTCATCTGAAAAGTTAATTACTTTTTCATTGTCATATAAACCTGCAATAATTTCTATTTTAGTATCACATTCTATACCAATCGTATATTTTTCAAAAAACTTAACTGGTACCATATAAATCTTAAAGGTATCATTAGCAGTGTCAAATGTAAACTTTACATTACCTGTTATATCTTTAACTTGTATATTAAGGTTTTTAGCAAGTTCGTTTGAAAAACAATTATACATACTCATTAAATTAATGTTTTTCATATCCCTATAGAATCTAAGGTAATCCCCTAAATATTTATGGGTATAAGAATCATATATTGTATCATATACAGCAAGGTTTTTAGTCAAGTTAATAATATTTTCACCATAAATATAGTTTCTTATGGGTTGGAATGTGGCTTCACTTCCACTAACTTCAACACCTTTTCCTAATATATTATCTTTAATATAAAATACTTCTGGGAATACTTTAACACCTTCTTTCCACACTTTTACCTTAGGCAAGTTAAATTGCTTGAGCAGTTGCTTTATTTCACCTGTTATAATGTTGTTATTGTTAAATCTTAACATAATCTATTCCTCCTATATTGGCCTATTAAGCTCTCTTGAAAACTCATTTACATTAGTTACCGTTACTTTTAAATCCCCTTTTAATGCAGTTAGTATATTAGAAACATTAGTATAAAGTTGATTTAGGTTTTCAGAGTTTGTATTCTGGGATGGTTCGGCAGGTATGGCAGGAGGTGCTGATACACTAATTGATGTCCCATAATTCATGATATATTTACTTTGTTCATTAACAACATTTGTTGCACCACCCATCGTGACATTATAACCTGCCATAGAACCGAGTAGCTGAGTCATTGTGCTAAGTTTTGGGTCTAGTAGATATACTAAGTAATTAAAGATGTCGTTAGATGTTTTTTGTTCTTCTTTAGCCCTTTGTTGTTGTGCTTCTGCTGGGGCCATTGCTTTTTGTGTTTCAAATGAAACAATACCTTCAGAATCACCGGAACCAACAAAAGTAGCTGCAGAAGTAGACCTTCCTCTGGCCCTTCCAAATCCTGTTCCTCTCCTTGTAACTGCTGTTGGGTCTAAGCCTATTCCATATACACCTAATAAGCTTTCCATATTACCTGCTTGGTTTAATCCTTTAAACAAATCACCTATTTTACCTATGACGGAAGCACCAACTATACCTGTTTTAATTAAGTTTTCAACCGTTGTTTCCATGTCTATTCCAAACCCTGCAGCCATCACAGAGGGAATAGCTATACCACCAGTTGTACTTTGAATTAAATCTGTTAATGCCCACATGCCTGCCAAAAGTGGTGTTTCTGCAATACCTTGACCAATACCAAATTTAATGTTAGACATTACATTTTGAATTTTTTCAGCAATAGATACACGCTCATTAATCATTCCTAATTGACTTCCTAACTCATTGATAGTACCGGCAAAAGACATCATGTTAGTAGTGATTGCATCTAAATCACCTGTTAAGTTACCTACAGCTCTCAGGTCAGATACACTAAGACCAAAAGTTTGAGCAAATTGAGATGCTACAACTTTATTTCCTGTTTGACCTATTTCTTGCATATAACCAACCACTGCTTGTAACAATGTGTTAGTATTGACAGCGTTCAATCCATCTGTTAAAATAGAAGCGTAATCAAGACCTGCTCTTGAGGCAGCCATGACTAAAAGGTTTTGCATGCTGCTTGAGCTTAAAGCATTAACATTACCTGCACCTAAATATCCAAGTGCTTCAGCAAGTGACCTAATTGTACTTTCACTTGTTCCTACTGCACTTAATGAACCTAACCATTTTTGAACCACATATTCAAATTCTACTGATTGTTTAGTTCCCATTAAAGAAGTGGCTTCTAAAAGGGCATCCGTTACAGAATCAAATGTTTGAGACAAATACTGAGTATCTTGAAACATCTCATTGAAGTATCTTGTAAGACCGGCTTCAAGACCTAAACGGGAAGCAGTCGAATCTTCTTGTTGTAACTTAACAATTCTTAAAAGAGAGGAGTTAGCAACATCAAATGTTGTTGCAATCTTTTCACTCACTGTATCTAAGAATGCTCTTTGTTCAAGGTTAAAAGCAATACCTTGAGCAACTAACTCATTTAAATTTTCTAACATCGAAGATGTTCTAACAAAAGGACTAACACCTAGTCCAGAAGTTAAACTACCTTGAAGTTGAGTAAATGTGCTTGCTGTACCTTGTAATCTAGTATTAATAGAGCTTTGGTACTGAGCAAAGGTTGAAATAACAGAATTAATTTCACCATCAAGTTGTTTAGTTATATTAACTAAACCATTAACCAGTTTTCCACCTGCTTGTTTTAAATCTGCTTTAAGATTATCTAAAATTTGTTTGACAGGGCTTTTTTCTCCTACAACAACACCTTTTTCATCTAAAATAACCTTGGAACGAAGTTTAGCTATTTCTAACTCTTTATTTAGTAGTATATCCTGTGCTTTTCTTTGATTGTCTGCTTGTTTTGAGTTTTCTTTATAAAACTCTATTTGATTCTTTTTTTCTAGGTTAAATCTTTCTCTAATCAACTTTCTTTCTTCTGCTACTCTAACTGCTTGATAATCTCTAATGAATTCTTTTTCTAATTTTTTACGTTGTTCATTCGTTAACTTTGAGTTGTTTTGTTCAAGTTGAAGTTTAAAATCAACAATAGCTTGTTCTTGCTTTTTTCTATCGGCCATGATTTGGTTTCTTTTAGCCTTTTCATAGGCAAGCCCAGCTTCTTTAATAGTTGTTTCAATATCAACTAACTCATTAATTACACTGGGTTTTGGTTTTTCTATTGCCATTTTAACTCCTCTCCTTTATTTTTCTTTGCTTTTTTTAATTTGGTCTATTTGCTCTTGTTGCTTCTTAAAGTCCTCTGATAAGAACTCTATGAAGAATTCCCTTTCTGCTGGTGTCATTGCTAACACATCAGCGTATGACGTATGTGTGTTTTTTGTTATAATATAAGATTCTTTTACTATTTGTTTATATCTCCAAGGACCATAAGGTTTACCATCGTCAGTCAACTGTGGGTCCAAAAAATTCAGATGTGTAGCGAAACGTGGTAACCACATCGTAACCACATGAGCCACATTTACAGACAACTTCGTTGTCAAGGCCTACCTTTCCATTAAGTTTTTTGGAAATCTGTAATAATAAGTTAGCATCCTTCATGGGAAGCTTTCTAACAAATGATTCTAACGCAACTGGGTTAAGAACTTGACCATCAACTGTTTTTATAATAGATTGTAAGGTTATAATCAAAGTTGGGTCTACTGTTGTATCTTTTAAGCGTTTTTTAAGCTCTTTAGTCTTTGTTGCTATTTCTTCAACAATTCTAGGGGTTTGAAGCTTTAATTCAATCTTCTTATCGGATTGAGGTAAATGAACCATCTTTAATTCATGGATAGACTCATCATACTCAGTAACAGATAAACCATCTAAATCAACTGTAGAAACAGTTACTTCACCACAGTTAGGGCATTGAATAGCCATCTTATATTGAGGGCCATAGGTGACTGTTCTGAGCTTAAATAATAGATATTGATAATCACCTAAATATAAATCATAAACAGGAACCTCTAACTTTTTAGTTAGACAGTCTTCAATAATTTCAGACATAACCTTATAAGGAGTTTCCGTTGGGGATAATCTCTTCATTTCTTCTGCTGTAGTCATTGAGCGAACAGTAAAAGTAGGGTCAATAGGCTTTTCATAGATTAAGCCCTTTGACGGCAGTGTATAGGATTCAGAAATTGTATAGTTATTCTTACTCACCTTGTAATTCCTCTTCTTTCATAGTACCATTTAATTTAGCACCATTTTCTCTTAGGTACTTGCTAACAATTAGTCTTACCATAGCTGAAAATGAAAGGTCACGGGAGACAGCTTCCATTCTAATCTGTTTCCACATGTCCTTTGACATTTCAAGTGCAACAAGCTTCTTTTCTACTTGTTTTGCCAACTCTTCAATTTTAATGTTTGACATTTATTTAACCTCTTTTCCTTTCATCTAATTTAGCATTATAAAATTTATAAATTATAAAGATATTGGTAAATAAAAAGAATCTATTGCTAGATTCCTTTATATTTTATTACTTTTTAGTGTTTTTAGCTATCTTATGTAACGATATTGCTATAGAAGTAATTACAGCCGTATGGAACAAGGCCAGTACAATTAACATTCCGTCAGTTCTTATCTGACTAATAATAAAGTCCATGTTTTTTTAATAGGCTTATTCTTCGTCGTAGATAGGCATAGCTCTGTCGAAACGGATGTTAGCAGTAATCATTCTCTTACCGCCATCTTCCATCGTAAATTCGCTTTCACTAATACCTTTTACCCAGCAACCATCTAATCTCCATTTACGAACGATTTGATAGTCAGGAGTATATTCAATTAAGAAACAGGTTTTCTTATAGTCTGCCATACGTCCAACTCTTTCGGTTGTCGCATCGTAGCATAATCTTTGCCAAGCTAAGATAACAGATTTTGTATCAATACCAATAAAGTCATTAACTACAAGGCTTCCTGCTTCAAAGGTAGGAACACCAGCAGCATACATTTTGGTGTTACCACGTTGAATTACCACTTCATCTTGAGTAAAGTTCGGTACGAAAGCTCTTGCTACTGAAAGTCTAACTGTGTCATCACCTGTCGATGGAACTAAATCCGAGGCTTGTGGTGTAGCACCTGGTGCAACAATAGCACCTGCTTTTAAGATTGAACTAACCCCATTCACAATGAATTCAAAGTTATTAGAACGTGCTACCTCATACAATGATGGGTTAGCGTTGTCTATCATGTGATAGGTGCCTAATTGTTTGTCTGACATATTTTATTTCTCCTATTCCTTACTAGGTTTAGTTTCAATTTCGGTATCAGGCGATGAAACCTTAACACCTTCATCAGAAACCCCTATTTTTGTTTTTTCAGATTTAACTGATTCATCTTTAACACCTGTAATACCTTGTAATAAGGTAATTAAAGCCATTGAGACCGAAGACACTAAACCAATAACGGCTGGTAAGGCTGCTGTATCTAATAGCAATGAACTAAAGATAGCCATACCCACTAAAATAATGAGTGTTGGTAATCCCCATAAACCAATACGCTTACTGGCTTGTTCTTTTGCTGTTTTAGTTTTAGCTTCAATGATTTTTACTTCTGCATCAGCATTAACTTGTTGTTGTTGTTCTTTGATTTCCATAATATCTTTTTATCCTCCGTTTATTCTGTTACCGTTGTGGATTCATCTTCTAACACAACTGATAATTCAAAGTCTTCTACAGCTTCAATTGGGAATATTCTAATCGAAGCTTTAAGTCTAGCTTTAGCTGTAGTAGCTTGTTTAATAACTCTATAGCTGGCTATACCATTACCACTTAACATTCTGTCTAGGACAGGATAGAGAAGTGAAGTAAACTTAATCCATAAAACATCGCTGTTTTGTTCAAACGTCAAACCACGTGCTGTTCTATAAAGAACTTTCTTTAATTCTGAGACTAGGTTACGAACGTTAAGGAATGATAAGGCTGTTGTTCCACCTTCATTGTCCTTCAATGTTCTATTACCCCAGATTAATGTACCGAAAGGTCTCACAAAGCAAATTGGGTTAATCGCAACACCTTCGTTTGTATCTAAATCATTTTCATCTGTGCTACGGCCTTGTAAGATATTAATATCATAAGAACCGAAGTTAGCGGTTGTGCCAACTAATCCTGGAACAACACCTCTTGCGGCACCGGCAACAGCAAACCAAGAAGGATTGCTATTCAATACAGATAAAGCATAAGCAGCTAAGAATGCAAATGAACCCGGTAAAGTAATTTCTTCACCGCCTTCAATGAACTTAACCCAGGGAGAGAACATTGCACCGAATGTGCCTTCTTCTCCAACTAGTCCAACATAAGCTTTAACTTCAGCAGAGGTAGTTAACGTAGAGGCATGGTCACATAAAGCAACAGCATCACCACGTAATTTGGCACATTGCATCATTAAAACGTTTGTTCCGTCGTCGACTAAACCAGCAGGACTTGATTCAGAATCAGTGACAGAGTGTTCAAAAGCACCTGCTGTTAAGAATCTAATATCATATTTTGATTTGTCAGCTAATCCAGTAATTGTCCAGTCAACTTCAGACAAGGCTGTAACACCTTGAACAAGAACTGGTAAACCAGATTCTAAAAGTCTTTTTACAATAATCCAACCATCATCTTGGGCACTTGCTTCTGGGCATAGTGCTGTTAATTGAGCAAGGCTAGTAACCAGGGTTGGTTCAAAGGTTGGTACTTCACTATCACCTGGAACTGCGATAGGGACAAAAACAACATTATCCGATTGAGGGATAACCGCTACTGTTAAGTCCTGTTCTGTAATTTTGATTTTTGGCATATATTACTTTTCTCCTTAATTTAGTTTTTTAAGTAATTCTCGTAATTCACATAATTTAGCATGTAATTATTCATATAATTTGGCATTTTGGTATTTTACTTGTTTGTTACATTTTTATCCCTCTACCCCCTACACATCAATCTCGGTTATTTCGCCTGTTTCGATGTTTTCTGATTGAATTTGGTCCATCTCAACGCTGGCTACATCTACGGTTCCAAGCTCGATTGACGGTGTGGTATTAATCGGTACACTGAACAAGTAGCAATCATCCACATTTAACCTAATTGTCCATCTAGTAAATTGACCTGAGAACAACCTTTGTGGTATGTCACTTGTATCCGTAACTGTTGAGCTTACCCTAACGTTTGCCGTATGTTTAAAGTTAATATTGTTATAGGGTATGGTTACGGTCATTCTTGGGTGGTTAACGAAGTTAAATATAAAGTTTCTAAGATACTCATCCCCCTCAATAAAGGTTTTTGTATAAATATCTAATTGATAGCTTACAACAATAGGTATTCCGTTTAATAATTGAACGTTATTATTGTTTGCATCCAATATCCTACCACTAAAAGATAAAGGCTTTTTATTAGTTTGTAGTATTTCTACATCATTATCTCTGCTTAAAGCGATTAAAGGGAGGGTTAATGGTTTATCATTAGTTTGGTCAGAAACAGTTTGAAATAGCCTTAATGTTTCATTAGGCTTTAATATAACCATCTTCGGGTCTTTAATCCAACCCTGAATCTTGGCATATAATGCATCGTCTATCAAACTAATTGCCATTTTATTCTCCTTTATTTTTATTCTTCGCTATATAGGTCTTTTTAAGTGTTACTATCTTCTTACTTACAAACTCGAATGCTTTTAGAAGTAAGTTATACCCCTTAACAGTTGCCGAACCATAAGTAATCAAGTTTACTACTGTATCTAAACTAAATACTGTGTCAGGTACATTTTTATTCTTATCTACCTCTAATATGTAAGTTTTATCTTCTTTTGTTACCTTTAAGTGTTCTATGGCATATAGAAGTATATTTCTTACCGACTGCTTTATGTTGTAGCTCTCAAGATATGCATTTATTTTTTTAGCACTCGTATCACGATACTTTGTGATTACGTAGTCTGTTAGAACTTGAGGTACAAACTCTTTTGCAAATGATTCGTCTTGTGTTTCTATAATAATTTTCATAGTTTTTTAACCTACAAATTTTTTATTTTTCAAGAACCTCATTAATTGTGGTATCTCCCCCGCTTTCACATCTTTAAGTATATCATTGAATTTAGCTTCCATAGAGGGTTCTACTGTTGATGCCAAAGGAACTGTGACACGATTTTCTGCCTTGATTGGGGTTTGTTGAGTTGTTGGCTTGGTTTGAAGTTTTGTCAATTTATCAGTAATATTTTTAAGGGTGTCTAATTGATTAGCCGCATCGGGTCTAAATATTACCATTTTAGCCAATGCTTTTTTTGAAATATCATCTAAATCACCATCAGAGTCTATATTAAGTTTAACAAATGGTGTGTTTTCTGCCTGAATTTCTTTTATTGCATCTGTATTAAATCTTCTGTAAGAATTAACTATTCCATTATGTATTTGAATAATTTTTTGTGCGTTCTCTGTCCCCTGTTCAAAAATATCAGACTTTAATATAGGAGTTAAATCCGAGGATATAAAATCAACATCTTCAATATCATCTTGAGCATAAAGATTATTAAATGTTATAAATCCTTTTCTTGACATTTTTGATTTATCAGTTTGTGTTTTTAAAAAGTCCTGTAAAAACTTAATAGCCGGGTTATTATCAAAACCTGTTTCAATAACAAGTTTTTCAAGATAGTCTCTAAAGTCTTTTATTTTATCTAACTCTGCACCTGGAAACATTTCTTCCATATAGCTATTTAAAATAACTTTTTGAGGAGAATTTGCTTTATCACCACCGGCTGTTCCAGCAACTGCGTTAAAAGCTTTTTGATATTCACCTTTACTTACAAAATCAGCAACTTCTGTAGAAAGAACTCCAGCAGGGATTGGAGTCTTTTCAACTAATATTTGTTCATTTAATTGTATTAGTTTCATATATTACTCCTCTGTATTTAGCAAGTTAAAGTCATTCTTTTCATGGTCAACTTGACCTTTTTCAAACGTATTTTCATATTCTGGTGCTAACATGCAAGATATACTCGCAGGATAAACCATGGTGGTAGACATTCTAACAACACGGAAAAGCCTGCCTTTAGAACCATCTATACCACTTGGAACAATAAATAAGGCACCTACTTGAAGCTTTTCAAGGTCATATGGAACATAGATAACAGACATAGTTTCATTTTGTTCTGCGTTCCAACCTAACTTCTTCATAGTCCAAACCGTTGGATGTTCTTCAAAAATACAGCCTACAAGAATTGGTTCATAGTAAAATGTATCAAGCTCACCATATTTATCCCAAGTTTTATTCTCTCTCGGAGCTCGGTAAATAACATTTATTCCAAGGAGATTTGTCATTTCCTTAAAATATCTACGGTAAAGCTTAATGTTATTTTTGTTTAAAAGTAATCCAGTATCTTGTTTTTCCATTTATTTACAGTTTGGTTGGGTTTTTAACCTGACCATATACCTTTTTAGTATCTACTTTATAACTATAGGTTAAGCTTTCACTTAACATATTGTCACCTTCGACAGACCCAACAAGGGTAAATGCTTTCTTTTTGGTAAACGTTTCGTTAATTCCTACAAACTTAATCTTACCCTTTTTGGTAATTTCTCTGGCTTCAAAAACAAACTTAGTATCTTTAATAACACCACTCTTGAAAGTTATCTTACCTTCAATAATGATTTTGTTTGAAGAGTTATCGATTTTACCTTGAGTAGTAGAGTAAGATTGAATATTATCATACACTTCAGATAAGTACTTTTTAACAAGTCTGTCAAATTTAGACTCATTAAAACTTTCTAACATAACATCTTGATATTTTTCTGACATTTTATCTTCCTTCACTTCTTTTTTAGTTTCAACTAAAGATTCAGCAACTGGTTCTTCTGGAATCAAGGATGCCTTAGATTTTTTCTTTTTATCCTTTTTTTCTTCTTTAGGTTGTTCGGGGGTTAGTTCTACTTGTACTTGTTCTTCTTCAGCTTTAATTTCTTCAACTGGTTGTTCTTCTTTAGGTTGTTCTACAGGTTTTTCTTCTGCGGGCTTTCCTTCTGCTGGTTGAACCATAGGTGGTTCAGGTTTTACTTCTGTTGCAACATTTAGTGCAGCCACTTGACCAATTAATTCAAAACCATCTTTAGCACCACAGTGTGGGCAATCTTCACCAACATTATAAAGGTTTTCACCTTCGGCAGTTTCGCCCTCAGGTTTAACTAAATCTTTAGGGTCTTTATAAATCATAGTACGGCAAACAGGGCATTGAAGAATTGTGCTTCCGATGTAAGACTTCTTTAAATCATCCACCGTTTCAGCATTGACATCAACGATTTGTTCTATTTTTTCCTCTTCTTTATTTGCTGTTAAAACTTCTTTAGCATCTGCCATTTCATCTTTGTCTCTTAAAGAGAATTGTTGAGATTCTTTTAATGATTCAGATGTGTCCCATTGAATATTAGTTACCACAGCGTTTTCACCCTTAATTTTGTAGTCATAGTTATGAAACACAAAATCAAAGTTAGAATCTAACCAAGAAGTTATTGCTTCTTCTAAATCCCCACCTTCTTCAAACTCATCCTCATCATGAACAAGCTCAGAACGGTGAATTATAACAATTTTAGGAAGATTGGGTTTATCTTTATCTTCTTTTATAGGCTTGACAGGTTCTTCTTTCTTAGCTTCTGCAATAGGCATTCCCCAAGAAACAAGATAACCACCCTTGTCTAAATCCCATTGAATTTTATAATCTGTGATATTATTTTTAGTAACAAACTCACCTGCAGGTAAATCGCCATCTTCTCCTGGGAAGAATTGGGATTGTGAAGCAGCTTCATTAAAACCTGTAAGTTGTAATGTTTCTTCTTTTTTATGTTCTTTTTCTTCTGGTTTTACTTCTTCAAGCTTTTCTCCTACTTGTTCACCTTGAACAATGATTTCTTCAGCTGCGGCAACAACATCATCAACCTTAACATCCAATGGTTCAACTTTATCACCTTCAGCTTCTTTTAGCTTATCCGTAGGTAAGTCTTCAAGTTCAGCAATAAAATTACGTTCTTCATCTAAAATCTGAACAAGAACATCTTCAATATTTTTAAGGTCAAATTCGTCAAACTGAATATCTGCTGATTCACCATCTTTTAATGCTTCAAAGAATAGAGAGTATTCTTTACCTTCAAATTCAAAGTCATGCGTAAAGACGTAAGAACCTGCTTCTATAAACAAATCTTTAATTGTTTTGTTTTCAGGTTCGTCTAAAACAGCAATTTCTTCTTCCTTTGCTTCTTTTAAAGGTTTACGAGTAATTGGCTCTATTTTAATATCGATGTCCTCTAATGCCTTGAATGCTTTTGTAATAATATCGTTCATATTTTTCTCCTTATTTTAATCCATTGGATATATCATTTGACTATTTACTCTCAGAGTTTCTCTTAAGGTTTTTAGTTCATCATTACCTTCTGCGAGCATTTCATCTGAGTCTTGAGTCCAAAGAGCATTAGATTGTTTATATCTTCCTCTAACTCTACCAAGAATAACCTTAGTATGAGCAATGGATAGCCTTTGAATAATATCTGTCCAGTAATCACTCTTAACATCTTCTACGCTTTGAAATATAGGGATGTATTCAATGGTAATAGAAGCAGGTTTATCAAACCCTTGATTAATATAAAGTTTGTTAGTTTGACGGTCTTGCTTAAAAGCAAGGTCAGTAGTAGTTGTGTTTCTTAATTGTAATAGTGTATTATAAGACATGTAGTTAAGAATATAGTCATTTAAGTTATACATAGTGCCACCGTTAGTGAATGCCATCCACATTTGGGCATACATTGGGTCAGATACAGTCGTAGGTCCACCAGTAGCAGTATCACCTGTATAACCTTCGGTTCTAAAGATTCTAGAGACAGAGCTTACCTTAGTGCTAGTTAAATCAATACAACTGGCAAAAGGAACTGTAATAAGTTCCGTAGAGTCAATATACCTTTGAACTTCTTGTAGGGTTCTAGTCACAACCTGGGCTAAGACTTCGTCGCTTAGCTCAAGCTCTAAAACACCACCAGTAAGTTCTAGTTTTATGTTATCGATATACTTTTGCATTTCCATTGTTATTTTTAACCCTCTTTACTTCATATAATTTAGCCAACGTATTTCGCTGAATATCGGCAATAAAGACATGGTTTTAGTTATTTTTTCTTTCCGAGAAGAACTGACAGCTCTTCCGCTGCCTTTTTATAGTCAACCTTAGCCAACTTATCGTGAGACACATTAAGCTCGTCTTTTTGGAGTTCGTTGTCCCAAACTGAGAATTGGTTGAAGATTCTAGCTACTTCTTTGGCGAGAGAGCTTGTCAATGTATAGCTTATTTCACCAGAACCGTCATATAAACCAAGATATTGCTGACCAAAGCTATTACCAATAACTTCTAATATTAACTTAATATCAGCATCGGTTATTTCAGGTCTAAAGAAAGAAACTTGAAATCCTGACTTCAAATCTTGCTTTTCAGGTACGCCCTTATCATTAATAAGGTAGGTTCCACCTTTATCTTGTTTAACCATTTGAGCCAATCTATCAATTTCAGCTTTAGTTGAAACAATGCCTTCTTCTAATGCTTCTGTTATAGGTTCTGATTGTAGAGATAACTCACGAGACTTTAATTTATTTTTTAAAACTTTTAAGTTGTCTAAATAACCTAAAGAACGCATTTCTTTAAACACAAGGTTACCGATAGAGTATTCTCCATCTGTTTTTAATGAAACCTTTCTTAATTCATAAATATCTTCTATAAACTCATCAATTTGTTCAATTTTCTCAGATTCCAAGGATTCTTGCATGACATCGATAGGCTTTTCATCTGGGCCAATTTCTTTTTCACCTTTAATCAGTTCAAAGTACATATCTTCCCACTTTGAAAACTCTGCATTAAACTTTTCTTGGTCTAATTCTGGAATATTTTCTTTAACCGGTTCTTTAACCCAACCAGTGTTAAGGCTATATATACCATTAGAAACTGTTTGAGTTTCATCTGTATCAACAAATAATTCAACACCAACACCATAGAAGTCTATTTCATACTTCTTGTTAAAGATAGAACGATATGAGCTATAAAGGAATGGATATAGTTCACCAGGACATTCCAACTGTTCAGTATCAACAATAAGGTGAACATCTAAGTCACTTGTATCACTATAGTTGTATGAAGCGTTAGAACCAATAATTACAATATCTTTAATGATAATTTTAATACCGTTTTCTTCTAAGCCTTCAACAAATAGGTCTACAATATCAAATATTTTATCAGCAACTTCTGCTTTTAACTTTCCACCTTCCCAAAATTTTGGGTTTAAGGTTTCATGTTTTTCAACTTTTTCAGTTAGACAGTATTGTTCTTCAATAGCTTCTCCTAAACCAGCAGGGGCAGAGCCAGCACCAGATGAACTAGCACTTGCTGGTGCAACATAACCAGCTGATGAAGGTGAGGTTTGTGGACCAGAACCTGTAGAGACTCTGGAATTAAACCTATTAATGTTATTTTGAACATTACCTGAACCTAAAACTGTAAACCAACCACGAGCACCTTTCTTATCAGTTTTCTTGTGTCTCTTAGCAGCTTTCTTTAAATCGTCTTTACTTGGTTTACCAGAAAAATCTTTAGAGGCTTCTTCTAAGTTGACCATAGCTTTAGGGTCAACCCATTCTTCTCTTACATCTAAACCAGCAGTAGCAAAACCATCATTCATTAACCCAAAACTATAAGTAATGTGAAATTTACGGGTTGGGTCAAATTTATGAATAACTTCAGACATTCTGTCATATTCTTTTTCAAAGTTTTCTTCTGTAAACTTATTTTCTTTGCTCTTTATTTGAATGTGAACCTCACCTTCTGGAGATACTTCTTTATAATCAGGTCTAACTGATTCAATGTTATAACCATTAGCTTTTAACACTTCTAAAAAGCTATCAACGACTTCTTTTGAGGGTGGAACTAATTCTTCTTCTAAATCTTCATCATCTTTAACATCAATTTCTATTTGGTTAAGACCTTTTCCAGAGTCTATTTTCTTATAACCCATACCACCATAACCGCCACCACCTAACTCTGTTAAGAAATACTTTTCTTTCATGGTGTATAAAAACTCTTCTATGTGTGCTTTTTGTTCTTCGTTAAAACCATTTTCATATGGTACATAAAGTTGATATGCTTCATAGTACCCTGATTGAATGGTAACAGGTTCATCATCTGTTTCAAATTTGTTTCTAAAATCATAATTAAAACTATCGACATCTTCTCTTAAGTTTGATAGTTCATTATTTGCTTCATCTAACATTGTAACGTCATAATCGGAAGATATTTCTTCAATTCTTTCTTGAATTAAATCATCAATTTCATCTTCAGACATATTGTTAAACTCTTCTGCATGGTTTTCTACAACATAGTCCCTTGCTTCATCCATCCATTCTGCATATTTTTCTTCATAATCAACCCAAACAAGTAATGGAAAGTTTTTCATTGTTGAAAAGTTAGACGCACCTTCTGTTAGTACTTTGCTTTCATAAATACCTTTATGTTTAGCTCTTCTAGTATAGCTTCCTTTTCCTTTCTTAGCTTTAAAGGTTTGAGCCTTAACTCTACCCCACATGGCTTTAGCATTGTAATCTCTAGCTTTAGATGGTTTCTTTTTAGCTTCACGTAAATCTTTATCTGCTGTGTAATATGTTTTACCTTTTGTAATATAAGAGTTTACCCTTGCCATACCCCATTGTTGTGGAGTTGTTCCCGGTCTATGCCCAGAGTTCCAAGCTGCTACTCCACGTGCATAAACTTTCTTTAAAGTTGAAAGAGCAACACCTGATTCTTTAGCTTTCTTAGATAATCCAGCATTAGCTGCTTCATCTAATTCAATTTCTTCTCCATACATTTGACGATATTTTTTAGTATATTCCGACTCTTTAGTTTTAGCATTGGCATCACCTGGAGCAGGTTTATATGCTGAAGGGTCTTTATCACTTTTCTTAGCCATTTTGTCCCAATGTGCAGCACGTTTCTTTGCTGTAGACTTAGAAAGACCTGCTACATACTTTTTAGGTAATCCAGATTCCTTATCTTTAGGAACTGATGCAAATTTCTTCTCTTCACCTAAATCTTTCTTAGCATCTTTTTCCATGGCTAAAAGTCTATCATAATAGTCGGGTATTTCTACAAGATGGTCCATAGCTATTTTTCTAGCTTCTTCTTCACTTGAAGTGTGTTCTTTTTCAACTTTAATACCTTTTTCAACTTGAAGCTCAATAGCTTTAATACCTGTTTTGTGTTTCTCTGCAATGTCTTCAATTGACATTCCTTGTGACATACGTTTTTCCATAATTTCTCCTTTTACCATTTTACTTTGTCGGCCCAGTAGGCAGCAGACATTTTACCTTTCTTAATGTTTTTAGCGTGTCTAGCTTTGAAACTCTTTCTTTTAGCCTTCATTCTTTCAGATTCACCCTTCTTAGGCTTACCTGCTGTCTTAGCACCCTGCTCACCAAACCTTATTGTTTTAATCTTATCACCCTCTTTAGCCACAACAATATGTGACTTAGTAGGATGGTTGGGTGTGCGTTTAGGTTGATTGTATCCTGAAACACCCGCTTTTACAAGTCTTGGGTCTTTATTTTTACCTTCATTGATGGTTAATTGTTCGGGTGAGAATATTTCAGAATCACCAAAATCGTGAGCTAATTCAGCAAATAGTTCCATAAAATTAGCGTAACGTTTAACTTCTCTTCCTGCAAAATAACTTAAAGGTTCTTTACCAATTAAATGCAAATCCTGTATCGTACTTGGTTTTGCATTATATTGAATTACAGGACTCATTGTGTCATCACCTTCAATTTTGTAAATAGACCATATTCCTCTATAATCTTTATTGGGGTCTAATAACACACCTTCAAATCCACTAACGTCATCTGCAATCACATAAACAACATTTTCAACAATAATACTACCCCATGAATGTGATTTTTCATAAGCCTGTTGTATGTTATGAGCAACTTTACTTACTAAAGAGGGTTCTAATAAATCTTCAGACTCTTCTGTTAAACTTTCATCAAACTGTTTTGGTATTTCATAGAACCTGTCGTCTATTAACCAAAAAATTCTATCTTTATATTCTTCTTCTCCGTCTTCTTGTACATAATATAAAAGGTCCTCTAAACTATAGTCCCAAATAAAACCGTCTTCATAATCTTTTCCATACAGGTCCATATACTCTTCTAAAGTATGTCCCTCTTCATAATTAAAGGGCAAGTCTTTAGAGGGTTCTAATTCAATACCTTCATTTGTTCTATAGTATCTTTCTATAACATCTGGTATAACAATATCAATATAAAATTTTATATCTAAAATTTCTTTTAAATCTCCCACATTATCATAACCAAGCTCATCACTATAAATCCATACACTCGAATTTTTTTTCTTTATGGAGAAATCAAACCAGTTTCCAGCATCAAAATAAAGAGAATTATCTTGAGTAACTGACTCTAACTGTTCGTCAGTAAATATTCCGTTTTCTTCTAGGTCTTGAGCATCTCTTAAAGCACCGTCAACCCCATCTAAAAACATTTTAACATCACCGTGGCAAGCAATCAATATTTCAAAATTATTATATTCAAGTAACGCAATTTTACCAAAGTACCAAATAGAATCTAATCTTTGAGGTGAAATACCTTGATAGAACTCTATTTTGGCACCATACGATGCGGCTTTGTCTATAAACTTAGACATAAACTGCTCCGAACCTTTTTTAGCCTCTACTTCTGGGTTTAATGGTTCTAAGTCAACTTCTTCCTTTTCTTCTTTAATTTCTTCTTTTAAAGGCCATTCTTCTATCGTTGGTACTTCTCCGTAGAACTCTTGGTACATCTTGTCTATGGCTTCCTTAAGGCAACCTTCTGCACAAAGGATAAGACCACCTACCATTGTTTCTTCTGGAAAGGCTTTATAAACTTTATAACCATTATCTAGAGCTACTTGAGCAATCTGTTCTTCAGACATGTCAAAATCAACAGTATCAACTATGTCACGAACAAAGCAGAAAAAGGGTACATCTTCCCCATTCTCATCCTTAATGTGAGTATGTTTGTAAATTAACTTTAGAAGGTCTTTGTTATTTTCCATTGGTAATCCTTATAATTATCATATAATTTAGCGATTACATATCCTCTAAAGAATCAAATTCTCCAGTGTCCGGGTTTCTATAAAGATGTCTAGATATCAGTATATCAGATTCATCCCTAAATTGCACTAAATACTTCTCAAAATGGTCTCCATCATACATTTCTTCAAAACTTTCACTTATTTTTACAATTTGGGCCGGGGATATATCTAAACTACGGGCAAGGGCCTTTTTAAGCTCTTGGGGAACCTTTTTGAAGTCTGGTAAGCCTTTGACCTTAGGGGCATCCGAAATGAAGGCTGTAGGGTTATCTATAGCATTCCAAATCATATAATTACCCCTATCCCTATTAAATAGAACAGCATACTTGTCTCTATACATCTTTCTTATAAAGAAAATGAATACACTGCTGTCTTTTGGGAAATCCGGCATGTTTTCTGTATACCTCTTCCACATTGCAGGTGTTTCGCAGTCTACACCAGAAATACACCATTTAGTATCTTTACCATACTTAATACTTGCTTCAAGGGTTTGTATTTCTCTAACTGACCAGTTTTCATCAGAGTATAGTAACTTAGTACCACCTCTAGACTCCTCTTCCTTCTGTTTGACTGTTTTAGTTTTTTCTAAGGCAGATAGTACTGTGTCTAGTTCCTTGGCATCTTTCTTCATCCAATGGGATATATCATTTTGTGGGGATTTAAGTCTTGGTTTAAGTTTAAAGAACCTATCAGATAGTTCTTTACCAAACTTGTCTGTAAATCTGGCTATTGCTTCTTTATTCTCATTTAATTCTTGCTTAGCATATCTTTTTAAATATGCAGGTATAACATCTTCTTTATATCTTCTAAAGTCAAATGCATAATCTAAGTTTGATGGTTGGTCAAATCCAAGGTCTGTATCATAAATAACATCACTATAGGTTCCTGTAAAGTTTCTATCTTCATCTGTAATATAAAAGTTGAAAAATCCATAATAATCTACATCAATAACCTCTTCGTCAATAAAATTTTGCAAATCATCATCAGTAAAAATTTCTATACTTTCTAATTCTTTTGGCATAGAGAACCTATCATTAGGATTACCATCAACCCATTTAACTTCAAAATCATCAGTGAAGGCAGAAATCATAATACTAATTTTATCTGAGTACTTTATTTCTGCAATCGCACCATCATACCAGTTTGCCATCTTTCTTAATGGGTATAAATCTTCAAGCAGTATTAACTCAAACCCATACTGTTTGGCTTCTTCTTTTAAGGAGTCCATATACTCTTTAGAACCTTTCTTGTAATCTACTTGTTCTATTGGTTCTAATTCTATGTTCTCTTTATCTTCTTTTAATTTACTTTCTTCTTCATTCTGTTTTATATACTCTTGTGAAAAAGTTATAAAATCATCAAAATTAAAAGCTTCCTCTAAGCTTGTAGTGTCATCATAATTATAATCAAATCCCCAAACATCTATGGAGTCATCACCATAGCCATTTCTTAAATCAACAAGTCCCATAAGGAAAGTGCTATTAGTGTCAATCTCTAACACACCGGCATCAAAGGCTTCATTTAATTGTTCGTCGGTAAATATTCCATTTGTTTCCAAGTCATCTTCACTTTTAATATCTATGTTATTATCAAGGTATAACTTTCCTTCAGTTGACAAAAGAAGAACATGTATGTCTTTATTAATAATAACCCTAGCAACTGCTCCTTTAGAGGTATACCAAATAGGGTCTTGTCTTAATGGGTATATGTCTTGTATGAATTCAACTTCCAATCCATGTTCTTTTGCTTTGGCTTTAATGCCTGCCATAAACTGTTTAGAATCTTTTTTGTAGTCTGGAGCTGGAAGGACTTCTAAATCTACTTTTTCGTTTTCCATAATTAACCTACCCTATAAGCATACATATCTATGCCGTTTATCTTTCCTAAAGATATTTCTTGATTATCATATGTGGCAAGGTAAATACCACGTCCATTAGTACTTAGTTCATCGTCAATCATTGACTCTATGTCAAGAAGATTTTTATCTTCAACAAATTGTTTAAAGTCTTCTTTTCCAAAGTTAGAGATATACCAATCAACACCATCTGTATATTGTTCCATCCTGTGTTCAAGTAATTCATCAAAAACATTACCAATATTTACGTTTGCTTTAGGCTTTTCAAAATCTACATCACCTGCTTCATTTGTTTCAAAGTCTGCTTCTGTTAAAATATCTGCATAAACAGCTTGCTCTAACAGCTCACTATCATCCATGTTTTTTAAGTCTTCTTGTTCATTGTCCTTCCAAAAATCGTTAAAGTATGCTGTATCAACAAAGTTATCTAAATGGTACTCGGATATATCACTGTTTCCTTCAAAATAATCTCCAGCATACTGCCTGGCAAGTCTTTCTGCTTTATCGCCATCTAAAACAAGATATTCTGACTGGTCTTCTAAAACAACGTAAATGTCATCATAATGCTTACTATTATGAAACTCTGCACCAGTAACTATGTCTGTAGGATTTATTTCTAAGTGGTTTGCTAAAAGGTTAATTCTTTCATCACTTATTTCAATGACTTCTAAATCAACACCTTCCTTTTCTTCTAATAGCTTTTTAATCTTTTTAAGTAGTTCACTCATAATTAAGCCACCCTGTAAGCATAAATGTTTAAACCATTTTCTGCTTGAATTTCTAAGTCTATCTCTTTATAGTCATAAGGAGCTAACCAATTACCATAACCGTTGTTTTCAATATCATCTGAAGCAATAGCATCAAAATCAAAAAGGTTATTATCCGCTAAAAAAGTATATACTTCTCTTCTTCCGTATGTGTCTTCTATCCATTCAAATGGGGAACTATAACGTTCTAATCTTGCTTCTAATAGCTTTTCACGAACATCGTCAATATCAACATGTTCTTTCGGTCTTTCATAGTCAGGGTTACCGTTTTCATCTTTTGCAAAGTCATCTTCTGATAATATATCTTCACTGACCGCAGATTCAAATACATCAGAATCGGTGTCATAGTTAATTCTATCTCTTTCACTATCTTCCCAAATATCAATCAAAACATCTATATCAACATAACTTGTATACTCATCTAAGTTTGCATCGCCTGATTCGTAAAAATCTCTTGCATTTCGATATGCCATATCTCTTGCTTGACTCGAATCAAGTACAAGATATTCTGCTTGGTCTTCATTCATAACAATATATAAGTTTTTACCATATTCCGAACTTGAGCCCCTACCAGTTAAATCATCGTTTTTTACAATCAGTGCAGGGTCAACTTCAAGAGCATTAGCCAAAGCAAGTATTTTGTCATCTGTTATTGGAATAACTTCTAAATCAACGTCTCCCCCTTCTTCATTAAGAGTTTCATCTCTTAGTTCCCACATTTGCCAGAAGTCGTGTTTAGCATACTCCTTCCCTCTCCATTTTATGGTTTTAAGTTTAAAGC